CATAGGCATATTAATATGATGGAACTGGCAGACATACTGGGTTGTATACGACCCGGAGCGAAAGCATGAAGGTTCGAAGCCTTCTATTAATTTTATAGGCTCATGGTGTAACGGTAACATGGTTGGACTCCAAATCCGAAGTTCTGGGTTCGAATCCTAGTGAGCCTGTTTTTGTGCAGTATATACAACGAGAAGTTTGATTAGTCATCTGATCATTAATGTATAGGCTTTATTGGTAAGTGATCATTAACTAATAAAGTTAAGTTATAGATGACGAATTTTATATGGAAGATTAACCTAATTGGTAAGGTAGCTGTCTACTAAACAGTCGTCCGAAAGGGCTTGGGGGTTCGAGTCCCTCATCTTCTGCTAACAATTTAACAAGGATTAATGATGTATACATCGATGGAGAATTAGGTACTTTAACAAGGATCTAATTCATGAAGAAAACAATAGAAAAACAGGAAATGAAAGCTACAACAAACTCATATGTTTATCGTAGACTTTTACAATATAGTTTCAAATGTGAACGTTGCGGTGCTAATCGTGGGTGTAATAGACACCGTGATTACTACCAACGCAACTGGAAACATTATAGAGACAAACAATATAAATAACTTTAACATGCTCTCGTAGCCAAAATGGATAAGGCAACTGTCTGCAAAACAGTCATATGCAGGTTCGAATCCTGTCGAGAGCTTAATCAATGGAGGAAAAATGGAACCAATAAAGACGGGTTCTGAATATAGAGAAGAAGGCAGAAAGATGTCAAAATCCAATGCTAATGATAATGATCCAATTGTTGTAACAGATAATATCAAATTATCGGCCTTACAAAGTGAAGTAAATTATTGGAAATTTAAGTATGAATGGATTGAGAAATATTTTAGTAATCACATGGATGTGTTGAATACTGATATTTCGAATTAATAATCATGGTGAAGATGATGGAATTGGTAAACATGCAGGATTGTGATTCCTGTGCCGAAAGGTTTGCGGGTTCAAGTCCCGTTCTTCACCCTATGGAGAGTTAGCCTAATGGTAAGGCACAAGTTTGCTAAACTTGCGAGGCGAAAGCCTCTTATGGGTTCGAGTCCCATACTCTCTTCTAATGGAGATGTTAATGCGTAACTGGTAACGCATCCTGTCTGGAAAACAGTGGCTGGCGTATGCTGGCGTGAGGGTTCGAGTCCTTCCATCTCCGTAAATATGTCGGTGTAGCCCAATTGGTAGAGGCAACTGGAGTTAATCCAGAAAGATGTGATTCCGAGGTCGCTCCTTGGGAATTTGGTTCGAATCCCACCTCCGTCACTATGATGATGTAGCTAAATTGGTAAAGCAGCAGTCTGCAAAACTGCCCATTGGTTGGGTTCGAGTCCCCCCTTCATCTTATCATCCCCGTAGTAGCATAATTGGTTAGTGCTCCGCACTGTGAATGCGGTGATTTGGATTCGAATTCCAACTAGCGGGATAAAATAATGTATATTTATCTCATATTTAAATATGGATACTTATATGCGATTAGCACCAGATGAACTTGGTATATGGAAACAACACGAATCAACACCAGTATCGGCATTACGACTTGATGCAGACGGAAATTTATCAACAATTAAAACAATAAGAACACCATCAGGCGAAAAGATTGATTTAAAACTGGAATTTACAGGTAAATTAGCCAAAGAATTAAAGAAATTAAAATTTAAAATTAATTCAGATACATCATTTACATTAAATCCAGCACCACTTAAAATTGATACTATGTTTGATGTACTCAATGCATACAAAAAAAGTTCACCTATTTCTGAGCGCATTTATTTGTGGCTTAGATCCAAACGACATAAAAACAAACTAATAAATAAATATGTTACGCGAATAGAACAGAACGCATACAAAGAAAATTGCGTTGAACGATATAAGCAGGAAGAGATTCATAATCACTATAAAGAGCTAGGCGGTTGTGTAATCATGGGAGTCGATAAATATAATAATCCAATTGAAATACCATTAAAGAAAATTAATCATGGACATTATGATGAATATGTCTTGCCTGATGGAATGTCATTTGAACCATCAGAAGATGGTATAAAGGTTCCGGGATTAAATATAAAACCAAAAACACCAGATGTATATCCATGGGAAAAAACTCCGGTAAAGGAACCACCACAAGAAACCAAACCAGATCCAATTGAAGCCATTAAAGAACCTACAGAAGCAGAGCGCGATAGTAATGAAGTAGCCGATGTTATAAGTAATTTATCAACAGTTGAGTCCATGCTTCAAGAAGCTAAACCTTTAAATGATACTATACGTTCAACAATACCTGACACTGGTAGATCTGTTGAGGTCGAGAAAGATTGCATGGGATCTGTTATTATAAGCGATGCATCAAATAAAAGTATCAATACTAAATCAGATACATTACCAGAAAATTGGGAGTATCCAAATGAGAGTATTACAGTTAAATCTAATATGAGTATCCAACAGGAACACATTAGTCATGTTGTTGAGATTTTAGAATTCCCTGCAACTGAAACTGTAGTAGAACAAACCGACAGTCTATCAGGTGAAGTTAAAATCGGTGATAAAATATATGATAGAGTTGGGGATCAATACGTAGAAAAGACATAATATGATTGTTGTAAATTTACACAAAGAAGAATATGATGTACATATAGGTCGCCCCAGTAAATGGGGTAATCCTTTTAAGGCAGATACCTACACAAGAACTGAATCCATAAAGAAGTATAAAGAATGGATATTAACCCAACCCGAACTTATAGCATCATTGCATGAGCTTGATGGTAAGCGGTTAGGATGTTCATGTAAACCATTGCCATGTCACGGTGACGTATTAGTTGAATTACGAACACAACAGATAGCGGATGAATTATTATGATTATACATATCGATAGTAACATGTTTTTAGAAAATGTCATTCGTATATTAAATCATAGTGGAATTCATCATGACAGCATGTACATAATGGGAAAGGAAACGAGTGGATTAGAATACTCGGATGAGTTATTTAGTATAAAAATGTCAGATGATGGGTTATATGGCGAGATTGATAGAAAGTATAATAATAACCCTTTTTTTATGAAATATAACGGAACTATAATACGTTTTCATGGAGATTATGTATATTTAGAAGATCACATTAACGATATACTAAGGACTATATAAGTATGGCATATGAATTAGAATACAATCAATACGTAGAAAAATGCAAACGCTTACGTGCATATCCACTTGCATATGAAATATGGGTAATTAAGAAAGCCAAGAGAGATCAAAACAAAAACAAACAAGAAATTGGATTTGATTTGAAAAAGTCACATACAGGAAATCCATCGAAGGGAACTGCGTGGAGTACTTCGGATGGCGAATCATTGCAGTAATAGTTAATTTTCCATTGACAGATCTAAAAAAGATTCTATATTATAAACAAAAGCAGCCCCATCTATAGGAGATAAACGTGGCAAAAGAAGAAGGTATTGTCGTTGAAGGTGTAGTTATTGATGCCAGACCCAACGCAACATTCGGAGTAAAGTTAGCAAATGGATCTATGGTTCTTGCTCACATCTCTGGAAAGATCAGAACAAATCAAATCAAAATTCTACCTGATGATAAGGTACAAGTAGAATTGTCCCCATATGATTTATCGCATGGTCGGATTACATATCGATGCAGATAAATCGAAATAAAATCATATTAATAGTACTTGTATGCATAATACCACTAGGGTGGGCTATAATTCCATTAATAACATATCTATCTAAAAAATATGCACGAAAAAATAATACAAAAGCTGAATGAATTTAACGTAAAATGGAAATATCACAATGTATATATCGTAATGGGTACATTGTTTTTATTTCTATCTATTGGATTATTTGGCTTTTCTATATATGAATTGTTCGCATATCATGGCGATAATAAATTTCTATGTTTTATTCTTATAGTATTAATGTCGATTGTATCAAAGAAGATATCATCTAATACATTACCATCTATTGAAGATCACACACAATTTCTAAAGGATAAATTAGAATTAAAAATATCAATATCTGAATTCATAAAGAGTGAATTTTTACATTCTATATCTAGTAATAAACCAAAATCAATGGATAATAAATGAAAGTGATTTCATGTGGATTTCTAATACAGTCAAATGGTTTATATCTACTAGGACACACAACACAACCACCTAGTTATATATTCAATCCACACGATTCTATATGGTCAATTCCTAAAGGAGTAATGGATGCTAACGAAACCGAATTAGAAGCAGCCATTCGTGAGACTATGGAAGAGACTGGGATTGATGTACGTGATTATTATGATGTATCTAAATCTGAATTGATTTATACAGTAACCATAAAACATAAAACGATTAAAGTATATTCATTAATTGATGTTGATAGTAAATTCACAAATTTAGATTTCAAGTGTCAATCGTTAATACATAATCCAAATATGCCTGAAATGGAAGGTAAACCAGAATTAGATATGTTCATATGGGCAAACCGAGTACAGGCACATCGATTAGTTTTTAAGTCACTGAAACCACTATTCGAGTAAATACTTCAATTCAATTATCGAGTTTTATAAACTCTAAATAATAGGATTGTTATATATGACTGCAAATAATGAAACCAACGAAATGTTCGAAATAAAACCATCAAACGACTCTACGAAAAAGAGTTATAAGAAAAGTACATATCGAGCACAAGAAGACACATCAGAGTCGATAGAGTTGCCTGACATGATTCCAGAGTCCACCGTAATTGACCAACCTCAAGATACCAAAACAGAATTTAAAGAAAAGCTGTCTGGTTTGGTGCATCCATCACGCATAAAAACTAAAAAAGTTCCAAAAATAAGCCTAAAATTAATCAAAAAGGCTAAAAATAAATCAATTAACTTTTTCTAATGACAAAATACAAGTTAATTACTATATTAGTAGAAAGAAGGAGTTTCTATGAAATATGTAATTATGCTATTGGTTCTGATTCATTCTGTTAGCGGTGCTACCTTTAAGGTTTCATCTAATAAAAGTGAATCTGCTGATATGTCAACTTTCATGCGTGATATATCGGTATTTATTGATCAGCCACTCAACTGGTGTGAAGTTACACCCGAACAGACCTATGCAATCGATAGCACCTATTATGATGATTCATTGATTGTTGATATTGGATTTAAGGTTTCATGTGATGAACGTATCATTAAACAGAATTTCAAAAATTTCATCGTAACCCATCAGGCGTTTATGGATACGCATAGCAATCAAGTAGATTCGGCTATTAATTCTAAGTATCCCGACTTGAAATTGTATTGGACTGATCTCACACATAGCATTGGTCATGATATCAATAGTGACACAGTAGCTTATATTGTAATGGGAAGCGACTACGGTGCATCTCTAAGTAATGATAATAAGGGTGTGTTTTTCCCTCTCACATTTAATAAGTTCACTACAAAGCCACTACGTGCTACATTCAATGGGAAGGTATTAGAATTGAGAGGGAAATCGATCCAGAGTGCTGTATTTTTCTTTCATGTATCGGTTCCAAAAAGCGAAGTTACTAATACAAAGGAATTGAACTTTGATTTGAATCATGTATGGCATACAAAGAAAAATCAATCAATGATTCCAAGTTACAGAGAGTGGCACTGAGTTTATTTTAATGGAATGTAATCTTTATGCAAAACAGTCTTAAATAATCGGATACGGGATGATCTAAGCATATCCATATCACGCTTATAATATGAAGGATAATGAATATGTTTCAAGTATCCTTCGAATTTTACCACGTAATGAGTACTTCCTATATCAATTCCTCTATAGTATAATTTCCGTAGAGACTGTATAGTTGCTCGAAGTGAGGTTAATTTATCGAGTCTGTATGTTTTAGTTAACTTTATGCTTGGGTTATGATCGACTGATATTCCAGTTTCATCACAGCCAATCAATGAGATCAATTCATTGATTGGTTGGATATGTAATCTACAAATTTTATCTAATGTATCTCTATCTGAATTGAACGACTCTCCATTAATGGATGCTCTTACATAATAATCACATCCAGAAACCGATACATCATATCCATATTGAATGACATATGTATCGTTTCGCTTAGTTTTACATGTTACTGAAAACTCGCGTAATGTTTCGCGTTCAATCACAGAAGGTATCCATTAAAACATTGATTCTTTATCGGATGTATCTTTCTCATCAGTTATAGCAGATCTTGTTGTGACTGCTGGCTCCTCGGCTGGAGTCAATTTCACATCGAATTCAATCAAGACTTTCTTACCATCTTCATTTTCTTCTTTATATTTCAAATACTTCTTAGCTGCGATAGCATCTTTATTATCACCTTCTACATCTTTACGGAAACCAAGAGTATATTCGAATATATCGATTCCATCCTTTATTTTTCTAGCAACATTCAGTGTCACTAGTCGAGCAACGAATACGATTTCATCGAATTCAATTTCATAAAATAGAGGATACTCAACCAACTTGAATTTCTGATTGCTCCAAGCAACTGGTGTTTCAAATAGATTTTGGAGATTTGGGATCTTTGCTTCCTTTTCAAAGGATTCCAAGAAATACTGATCTGGACTGTTAGATACGTGTTTAATATCAACTCCAACGAATACATTATCTCGATTCACACCGAACGCATGTTTCGTCATAACACCTTTAAAACCATCTTTACGTAGCATATTAGCTCCTATTATCATTTGTGTATACCAAATATACGTAAAAACTATGAAACTGTCAGAACTTTTTTATAAACTAGTAATAGAAAATAAGAATAAAACTATGAAAGCAGTCAAGTTAGCAGGAATTCGTTTAGTTAATTATATCACGGATGGAATTAACTGGAAAGATCATAAAGATATCGTTCTCGATTTCTGGGTGGCTTTTAAGTGCCGTGAAAGCGGTTATGTATCAAAGCAATTCGATTCTATGTTTACTGTAGAAGAGCTGCCTGTAGAGGCTCAAAATGCCTATGAAACGTGGTTTAACAGCTTTAACTTCCAAACCATAGAAGATAAAGATTGGATTGAATTTGTTAATGGAACTTTGAACATATTCTACCACACATCAGATCCAATGATGGTAGATGAGGATGAATGGTACGTTGATTTAATGAAATCGGAAGTAGAAGCGAGAGAGATAGCAGAAACTCAATTATATCACGGAAATCCGAATATTAATTCATTCTGGAAATTAGATACCAATTCAAAACCGGAAGAAGTTGGTGGTAGACGTAATGGATATTTATTCACACAACCACTAGAAAAGATAATGCCTCAAGATACCAGAACATACTATTGGGGTGTTGTGTTTCAGTGTCCTGATACTATAAAATTATTTTATGATGATGCAGGTACTAGACGCAGTAAATGCATTAATTGGGCTGCTAATTGCAAACATATGACATTAGTTAGAATTGCATCAGATGGTAGATTTATCATAGATCCTGTATTTGTTGAAGGTAAGGCATGGAAGGGAGATAGATATGTTCCTAATGGTGATGTTATAAAGACTCCACTTACTGGTGGCGCATTAGTTAAATATATAAAACAGAATTTTCAGATGATGTATGGAATTTGGGATGAGATTGACGAGGAAATAAAATCAGATAGAGAAAATACTAACCAACGTAAAAATGCTATTAATACATTTAATGATGAAGAAGTAAAAGTAAGTAAAGTAATTGATAATGTGCCTGAATTTATTGAAAATGGTAATGTTTCTGAATTTAGAAGAGATCGTAATAAACAAATCAGACAAGCAATTAGAGATAAAAATAAATTACGTGATCGAGAAATCAAGAAAAAAATACGCGAATTAGAAAAACAAAAAACAAAAGAAAATACAAGAAAAGGCGATAAACTTAACGCATTTAAACATTAAAAAAGGCAGTCCAATAGGACTGCTTTCTTTTATATATTTGGATATTCTTGGGTAGGATCTTGTTCTGGGTTTATTTCTGTAGGTTCATCATCTAATAATTGATCTGGTTCTGGTTCTGGTTCTCCTAATGTATCTTTAATTTGATTTACTTTATTTATACTACTTTCATGTATAATTTCATATCCCTGCATAATAGATTCTATCAAAGTTGGATTAACATCTTTAATACTTTCAAGAAATTCATTAAATTTTTTATTTTTGGTCATATATACCTCTTTGTTATAGTTTATAATGTGAATCTTATAAACTATTGATAAATCCGACAGGAATATACTATGTCAAGATATGAAATGCCTACAAACGATATGTTTGAGAAAATGTTGAAACAAAACTTAGATCACACCAAGCCACTCGAAATGCGTGAAAAGAAATTAATGGATGGAAAAGCACTATTTCCATTCTGGACTCCTGTTGCTAATGACGGTGTAGAAAACTTTACTGATTATAAAGACTATCTAACTGAAAAAGATAAGAAAAAGCGCGATTTGGAATTAAATGACCAAACTGGCATCGTAAAACCAAATTCAGAGTTTAAGACTGTTGGTGATAAAACAAAGGAAACTACAGTTGATTATGAAGACAATAGCATTATGGGAATAATGCAGAAATTCATTAAGAATATAAATCACGGTGAATGGGAAGATAATACTGGAGTAGTTAAACCAACTACCGAATTTAAGACAACTGTAAATGGTGACACAGTAACAACTAAGACTGTATCTGTAGCAGTACCAAAAATAGCTAATATACCAGCTAATGCGATAAAAACAGATACAACTACCAAAACTAAGGTCGATTCCAATGCAGCTAAGCCAAAGGGTGATTTAGTTGGCATCGTTAAACCATCCAATGCATTTACCACCACGACTGTAACAAAATGGGATGGCTCTACGACTACTGTAAAGCAAGAAATTGGAGTTCCTATTATTAAGAAAGATGGTGGTCAGATTGTTGAATTGAAATCAGAAGCCGAAGTCAAGGTTGATTCCAATGCAGCTAAGCCAAAGGGTGATTTAGTTGGTGTTGTTAAAGCTAAAGATGCACTCACTAAACAAAATGTACCAACTGATATAATTAAGGGTTCTAAATCAGCGAATGTTTCAGATGTAACTAATAAGACAAATGGAATTGATGCAAAGACAACCACTAATAATAAAGTACCTACCAATGCACCTAAAATGAATCCAGTACTGAGTGATAAAACGGGAGTAGTTAAACCAAAATCCGAAGTAAAGGCAGATCCAAAACCAATCAAATTCAAATAAATAAAAAAGGAGCTAACAAGCTCCTTTTATTGTATTGGTTTTATATTTCCGTTTTCATCGCATTCTACACCACCTAATTTAGTTGGTGTATACTGTGCTCCGCTAACTTCCCATCCAGCACCAAACATATTAACGTATGGAATAGGTTCTTCGGTTGTTTCTACTTGATCTGCCATAATAAGTCCTTTGTTAAATTATGATTCAATGTAATAGTTTATAAACTACTATTAAATAAAAAGACTATATGAACTACTCTAAATACCTATCTAATCTACCAAGACGAGCGAAAAAACGAATTTTGGAATCTAGTCAAAAACAACCTAATAAAGAACATACTTATAGCTTTAGCTGTGCTATGCTTAATTTAAATGACTACATCACTCAATTAATTACCGAATGGGCGAAGGAAAATATACCGGAAGAAGCCTTATATATAGATTTAGACAATGGTATAGAGGGTTATGAGACAACATCACACGTTACGGTTAAATATGGATTACATGATCCTGATCCAAATAATTTAACCAAATTAGTAAATGGATATGGATCTATTAATATCCAGTGTGGTAATATTGATATTTTTGACAACAATCCATCATTTGATGTATTAAAAATTAATATAAAAAGCGATCAATTGATGGAATTAAATAAATTGATATGTGATAATATGGAATATACAGATAAATTTGATGTTTATATTCCTCATGCTACAATTGCGTATGTCAAAAAAGGGTCATGTGATAAATTTATAAATTCACCCGTTTTTAATAAACTAGTTGATAGGATAGATGAAATTTATTTTACCTCACGATCAGGTGATGAGTTTTATATAAAATTATAGGTAAATAATGGACGGCCCACTTTTAAGTAGAAATATAGGTAGATTACACCAAGGAACGGCTAGATGTAATATTGGGCCGATTCCCGTGTCATATACACAGGCAGATGCGCCATCATCAGAAACTGTAAATGGAAACATTACAGCATTCGTAGCACCGGGATTATCATTGAAATATAAAATGGATGGTAGTTATAAATCAATGGTTCATATTCCCATCACAGAAGATAATGAATATTATGATAAAGTATTAACTATCACTATGATATGCGATGACAGAATGGAAAATTATTGGACTTTAAATCGTTATATGGAAACTATTCAGAGTGGACAAACTGATGCATTTCCAATAACAGATCTAAATCACCGTGTATATGGACATGATCGTCATTATAGAAATAGACGTACTTGGATTCCATTTATTGATATTCACATGGCAGACGATTCATATCAGAAGCATCAGATTATTAGATTTCAGAGATGTTACCCAATTGAATTAGAACCATTAACACTTAATTTTTTAGGCCCAGATCCAGTTAAATTCACAGTGAGTTTCTTATATTCGCTTCGAACAATTGAACGAATGGCACCACCTGAAGAACATACTACACCAAGCTGTATAGCTAATTAAGGAATTTTATGCCTATAGTACATTCGATAGAAAAAACAATGAAAGAGCGTGTAGATGAATTCTATGGCAATGCCAGTGTATACAGAACAAATAAATTCTTAGTTGGATTATACGGAGAATATGTTGGTAAAGCTATCACAAAAATGGAAAAGGAATCAAAAACAGATTCATTATCAAAAAACCAAAAAATATCTCATGGAAGTCATGTATACAATGATGCATTTAATAATTGGAAAAAGGTATTCTATTATGCCGATGAACCTCCTCAAATCGAATTAAAATGGGCATGTAGTAATGTCACCATTCCACACACATCATCAAAAATAAGCACTGAAAATTATATAGATTCGATTAAATCTATTAAATATCCTGTTATAATGGGCACAACTGAAGGCGGTAAGGTTGTATTAGAGATACGAGAGGATAAACACCTTCTATGGTATCAATTTTTTAATGCTATTATAAATCAATTTTATTCATCTCAAATATTAAAACCTAAAAGCTCATTCCAGAAATTAGGTATCTATATTGCTATTTTACAAGAACAATTTGTAAACGATGTTGCACTTACTGAATTTAATAAACCTAGAAAAGATACGATTGACACAGTTGTATCACAAGTGTTTGAATTTAATTCTGCGGTTTTATCTGACATATCATCGATGGTAATAAAAAATGATAGTAAAGATATAATGGAATATAAAGTTACTTTTGATGTTCCTAATACATTCCAAGGATCATTTAATGATGCATTCCGTGGATTAAGAGATAATACGAGTATTGGTATTGATTCAACTATGTTAAAAAATGGAACTACTCAATATAACACCAGTGCATTTGAATTAGAAACATCTAAATTAAAAGATCCTATGAATGGATATTATAAAGATTAAGTATAATTCAATAAATTTAGATTGATTGGATTTAATACGAGTTTCTTTCGTAACATATCACACTGAGCATCAAAAAATATTTTATGTTCTTTGTTATATATAGATTCTGGTCGTTGATGATCAATATGTTCAACGCCTGATTTTATATTACCTAATGTATGTATAAAAATACGACAATACCAAGCAGTTATACCCAAAAAACTATCTTCACCACCCCATACGCCATTAAATGTACTATTAAATATCTCAGTTCGTTGATAGTATGCTTCATTGAATTTATAAATTAATTTAATAGCAGCTAAATTCATTGCAATATTGCATGACCATACAATTAAACATTGTTTCAATAAATCTGGGTTATTAATCAAGCTACCCATTTTATCAAACAATCTCAAATGAGTTAAATTAGCACTTACTTCCCGTTGATCCATCCAACGCAATTTAGATTCTCTGCGTCTTCCAATACTCATTATAGGTAATTTATTTGAGCACAATTCTACATGAGATTTAATAAAATCGTCTTGTGGTATACAATCACCATCCATAAAAACGAAGATATCGGAACCGTCTTTAATGGCCTGTTCAATTCCTATATTTCTAGCATATCCAGCCAAAAATACAGGCGAGTCGGGTTTTGTTCTCTGAATTCCATTAGGAACTTTATCAATTACAATCAATTTTATGTTTATGTCATGAATTGATGCGTTTAGCTTACTTATCTCAGCCAGAGCATTCCATTTGTCGTTTAATGGCTTTCCTGTGCTGTCCAAAGCCCCTAAATCATCCGATGGCCTGTCTACTATAATGTACACAGTATCAGGCTTCAATGACTGTTTCTGAATACCAGAAAGCAATCTATGCCAATACATAGATTGCTTATATAATGGGATTATTAAGGCAACTTTCATGGGGTCGGTAATTTACCATCTTGGATGATTTCGTATTTGCTTCCAGTATTCAACTTATCCGCTTGCCACTTGTGAAAATCAGCGACTTCCTCTATAGACAAAAATGCTGATTGACTTTCGGTATCGTTTGTTTGGTTAGTGTTCTGCATATCGACTCCTTTGGTTATCTCTACCTATAATATAGATGATTACGTTTCATTTGTCAATGCCTAATATAGTCTACTTTATAATAGTAACCACTCTACTATCCAAATCTAGTATCTTACCTGAGTATAGGGTTAGCATTTTCTTGTATTCTGCATACATTTTCTTGTTGGCTAACGTCATTGGAATGTCAGATTGCTTCGTATATTTCAGATCTTGCACTGCTGTACTATATAGCTTGGTTATATCCCCTCTATCCGCTGAAATACACCAATAATCTTTCATGGGGGTTATCACCACACCTTCACTGATATCAATAAATTCCTCTAAATTTCGCTCAATTACGGGTTCTGACCTAAACTGTACTCTATCAAAATTACCATATGTGTAGTTGCAAATATAGTCAATTCTATTATCGCATACAATGATATCGCTATTTACATGTCGTTTAATTAGTATTTTTCTGATATCATCCAATTGAATACTTCCAATTTTTATATTGGGATGATTCAGCAATCGATTACATATATCTTCATATCCATTTACGGGTTTGAATGCGGTTCCTGTATTGGTTGAGTCGAGATATGATAGATTAATTTCTTTAGCCAGTGCTTCTCTACTAAACTGAGATTGTCTTATTTTACCCCATTTATTGATACCCATATACTTTAATAGGCTATCATATAACCATTTAGGGAAGAAGTTTTTATAAATATTGATGAAATTAGTTGAGTCTTCAAGTGTTTCGCGAAATTCTGATAATTTATGAAGGCAAAATTCTAATTGCTCCCATTCTTCGGCTGAATCAAAACTTGACTTATTTAATGGATAACTCAATAAACCATTTCGATTATTTACAAACTTTAATGCATCATATGGCATAAAGACATATGATCCATTGATTAGCTTTCTATATTCAACATCGACACCCAACGTGTTTAAATTAATCACATCTTCATATGAAATGTAGTCTTTAAGGTCATCCAGTGGATAACCTAATCTACCAGTCTTTAGATAAGTAACTTGCTTATTTCCTTTTTGAGCAAGTTCACGAGCTAATATAGCCGAATCTAAAGTATAGCCGATAACTACGGCATTGGGTTTGGTTTTGTTCATAATATATTCATATCCGCTTGTATTAAAGGTAATATATGTTTCTCTAACCATTCTGGAGTAGGAAATCCCATTATAATATCTATTATTTTTCCATCTTTATCACAAAATAAGTGCATTGGAGTTTTTGAAAACCCCAATTCTTTATAAATGAAATTCTTTTCTGGTTCATCTTCAATAATCCATTTAACATTTCTAATTGGATCATTAAATAAACCATAATCATGAAACCATTTATTCATCGCAGAGAATGAAAATTGGCATTCTTCACATAATTCAGCATCTGAATAAAATGTAAATATCCACATGAAGGTACTTGGATGAGAAGCCATTAGCTGTTCGCCATATATCTCATTTCCGAATTCAAGTAACCGCTTATGTAAAGATAAATAGATAGTATCCAACTGTGCAGTTTGGTTACAGCAGGACATATAATTCCTTAATTTAATCTTACTATAAATTATACATTATTTAAATAAAGTATTGGTATTTTTTTCGCTTAGAATTCGCCACATTACATTGTTCTTTAAACACCATTGTTGCGCTGCTTCCCATTTAGCCATATTAACCATATAATCCTTTAAATTATTATTATAATTAATAGTCGCCTTTCGATATTTATCCCATTTTTGTGGAGTATTTTCTTTCGGTTTAGTTGGAACTTTTGGCATAACCACAAATTTATTTGGTTTAATTTCCAATAATAGTTTTTGCTCAACTCCGCTATCCATACGGATATGACATAGAATATCAGGGTAATATACGGTATATTTTAAATATCGTGGACTAAAATAATATATTTCCAATGGCTCATAACCCCAATATAATACATTAGGATTTACATCAAGTGCATGAAATACTTGTAGCTCCCATCCTGACTTGTATATAGGAACCTTTCCAGTAGGATAATATTTTTCTTTATTTAGTATCTGATAATATCCTTTATTGGTATCTGTCTTGTAATTTATTCCCATTATGCAATAGCTCCATTATACCAGCGTCTATAGTAATCCGTTAATGATTCGGATTCATTTCTCACCGGAGTTTCATAGTTATTTATTTTGTTTATACTCGTACTATTATAGTCATCAGTAATTTCGTATGTAGGCTTTACATCAGAAATGGTTTCCGTAGCATCTCCTGCATAATACACTCGATCATTATTAGATACATATGCAGTTGATATTTGAATGGTTGAGTAATCAGGAGTTAATGTTTGTTGGGTTGCAATTAATTTATCAATTTGAGTATTATGAGCACCACTTTTTTTGAATGTTCCTTCCCAATCAACTAGCTGTAATAATTTTTCTACATAAAAAGATGATGTATCACTAGCAAGATTTAATTCCATGCTCATTAAATTATTTTCGACTGTAGAATTTAATGTTTTTATTCCATTATTAGTATTAGCACTTTCATTATCAGGCCCATCCTTAAATTTAACGGCTTCTGCTGTTTCTCCAAGTGTTTTATCTGATAGACCTGTATCTATTGTTATTTTTCCAACTTGCTTAAAGGAATCAATAATACCAATAAATACGTTTTTTCCTTTACCTTGATTCTTTGTAAATATTTCTCGAATCATAGCAGGTCTAGGCTGATTTGATTGCACCTTTGCGCCAATAGCCGATTGGTATAAATCAATTGACATAACATCACGCCAGTATTTATCATCTAATCTAAGATTTTCATTTAATTCCTTTATTTTAGTTGCCATATCTTCCGTGAATGATTGACACGCAAACTCAAAGCAATTAGCCCATGATTTTAATGTGTTTACCATATCTATTATACTCATACCAAGATAAGAACCACCTGATTTAGTGTGCTCCTTTGTATATATAAGTAAGCATTCCGCTGGGCCTAATCCACGAATAATAAACGTCATATTTATTTTCGTATTTAATAATTTAGCATACAATCGAATTAATGCTCTAAAAGGAGCCATCAATAATTCCATAGTAGTTTTTATGAATTCATCCAACATATTAAAGCCTTTATTTATAGTACTTAATATTGTATTATCAATAAAATTATTAATTGCATTTATGATTTGAGTTGGATCTAATGTATACTTTTCAAGGACGCAGTTTAATACCTCTTCTGGAGTTGTTAATTTATTACCATCGGAATCTCGTTTACAATTAAATAAACTAGCTATTATTTTTGTTATACAAGGGCAATGTCTCATTAAATCAAGGACTATATCAAAATCCAAAACCTTTCGAACTACTCGATTAATTGCATTTTTTGCATCTACTATAACACTAACAATACAGTTTCTAACTGCATCGGTAAATTCAAGCAAAGCCTTTTCTATTTTTCGTTTTAATGCATCGATTTTCTTAAATAATACAAATGCTGCTTTAGTAGCTGTGTCTAGATAAAATATAAGAGTTCTGGATAATGTTGTCACTGTATCACAGAACTGATCTGTCATTTTTTCTAGACTACCACCTTTTAATTTATTACCTAATGCAGACATTCCACTTTGTAAATTTGCATTATCAGAAACCCAATCATATGATTTTTTTGCCATGCTAGATGCAGCAGGAAATTGATTAGAAAAGAAATCTAATACAGTTTGAGTACAGTCGGTATTTCTAAGTTTCATCGTAGCACTACTTAGAGCGTCAACAAAATTATCAGCGTATTTTATATCTCCATTAGATGAGATTGGAGCATTTATATATGTTCCATACCCACTTGGATATGCTGTTGTCGATGATGCACTGGAAGCATTTCCAATACCACCACTAGCAACATTGTTATCTATAATATCTTTAATACATTTAGCCATAATTATTTATTAACCTTCGATGGATCTAATGCTCCAATCGTTTCATATGCTGGAACTGCTACCATATTATCCGTAACGAAAAATTTAACCCCTGTATCACCAGCTACATATTTTACATGGGCGATCAATTTATTTAGCATATCATATTGGTATTGGGTATATGATGTACCATCACCCACTAACATGATAACAACCGCATTCTTATTAGCTGCATCAGTTGATGGTAATAGTTTAGCATTACTTCCAAAATAAACATCGTTTGTAGTCTCAACAAATTGCATGAATCCAGATGCACGTGATGTCGAATCACCTTCGCGTTCAGAGTCAACTGGTGGAGTTCCATTACTTCGACCTATCAAATAATGACACCCATAATTACTATTCTTCTCGACAACTTTAGATGCAGCATCAACGAAATTGTTATTACCAGTGTTCGCTACAATTATATGTGATATATCTTTATCCTTTCGTTCGATATATGATTCAGTTGGATAATATTCAACTGTTGCTACTTCATTTCCAGTCGCATCGTATATAGAATTAATAACCAATTCACTGCTACCATCTTCAAGTGCTGGATTACCCTCACTGTTTTCATCGTCAGAAACAACTTTACCATTTATGGCATCAACAGTTGCTTTAGATATATGAGTAGCATATAAATATTCAGATCCTTGATGAGCACCACCATTAGCAATATTGTTACCGATAGCTGTACAACAAAATACATCCACAGTACCTTCAGTTAAGACTGATTGTATTTTACTTCCTTGATTATTAAGTGCTCCATAACCAGCATTGGTATATCCTTTATCGCTATCATGTATAATAGCACCAAAATTATTCCACGTAACGCTACTATCACTTGGATGTGTGATTATACTTGTTCTAGTTCTTCTATTATGAGTTAATAAAAATGTATCATCACCCAAATTAGTTACAGCTACATTCGGATAATCTGTTACATACTCACTCGGTAAATAATTTTTGTCTTGTGCTACAAAGAAATATCTACCCATATTTATATCACCCTCATCAAATACAACGTAAAGCAGGGTTCCTTTGGTGGGAACTGCTTGCATTCCATTTATAGAAGGTACTACAAATGGTTGATTATCAGGTTCTAATTTATCAGTAACACCAAGAACATGTACACGAACAGCACCAGCATGATTCGGGTCAATTTCATCTGTTATAACAACAGCTTCATAATATTTATCAGTTAATAGTGTCATTATTTATCCTTAATCTGATCTAATATTTTAGATACATCATCAAAACCTTCAGTACCTAAATGGTCTGATACTAATTTTAACATCACAGAAACTTCGGTACTATCCTTCGCAACTGTATTTCCTCTCATATTTCCGGTTACTGTGGTATATTTAACTCGCTTCTCAGTTATTATATATCTATCTGTATAGGTTGCATCAACATTCATACCACGCACTTTTCTATCCGCACCAAAATATACCACGGAGACCTTACTTCCAATTTCTGGCCCTAATGTATTATATAATTGTATATATAATGCCTTTCCATAAGTAGCTAACTTGTATTTTCGTATAGTAGGCGCAAGTGAATACATTTTATGAGTATTATTTGGGTAATTTCGAACAACTTCCAATTTTCCAAATACATCATTTTTACCAGTTAATCCGGTATTTTTCATTATCATATCTTGTGAGTTATCACCAGTTGATTTTAATACGCTATTAAAACATGGCCCTTGGCATCCAGCCTGATTCATTTCACCATTATTAACACCACTAAATGCGACATTTGGAAATAATTTATCTTTATTAGATCCTATATTATTTTGTCTTGAACTATCACCATATGACCATATAGTAAGTTTAGGTTTATCTACATATGTCTTTACGGTATCAGATGATGATTTCGCATTATCTGAATATATAAATAAATTTTTATCTTCCATGGCATCTTCAAATTTAAATGAAGATAATTTAACACAATTATTCACATCATCAAATGCCCAATATAAATAATCATTATACAAATACGATCTATTAATTGTTCTCTCAAACGAATCCCACATATCATCTGATACATATCGCCATATCATCGAATCACTTGGTTTATCGTATTTAACGTCACTCATTCGTTCAACTAATTTATACTTAAAGAATTTTGCGATATCTACCATAGCATCAATACTACTCCCTTTAACGGCTCGTGTATTTAATACCATAGTCTCTTTAGTACCTGCACTCCATGTTATTTTATAAGTAGAGTTTGAGTTAGATACATTTATTCGCATCATGTCATCTACAATAAATGGTAATATAGTGGTTTTATCAGTTGTCGTATCAGTTACATTGCTAAATATTATAGAACCAAAATCACCAGATCGCTCAATTAATGTATCACTATTAGAATCAACTAATATGAATTCACCTGATGGTTTTTGATTAATTGAATTATTATATGCAAACGCAACAATAGTAGCATTATTGAAAACAGCTCCCTGTAATTCAATTGCAAATGTTACATTTAATCCGGTTGACTTAGTTGACATGTGTTATTCTTCTGTTAAAAATTCATATTTATTTAGGTACAAATCAGCCGTAGCAAAATCTGGGATAAGTAATAATCTACCTTCATATACTTCACTCATGTATCCATATCCTGTATTTTCATATGCCATCCAATCCAAATTAGTTGATCTTGATTCATCTATTAATCTCTGATATTCAGCTTCAAGATTAGTGCCAGTAAATCCGCGCATAATCAATTCATTTCGGATTGAAATGGTTTGAGGTCTTATACCAGTTCTAGTACCATGTGCAAGTTTTATATTATTTGCAGCAGCGATTGATTTATACATGCGAACATTATCAAATAATTCGACTGCAATTAAATCCAATCTACCAACAAAATAACTAGGAACTTCGTAAGTACTTGTTATATTAAAATTAAATTTTTTTATTCTCGGAAATGCCATAAATTATACCTAAGTTTAAGTTCCAAACAATTCTGTACCTAATATATTTGCAAATTGCAAATTAGGTGCTGGGTTAAGCCAGTATTTAAAGTGAATGGTTGTGTATGCGAATAGTGGAAGATGTCTTCCTGTATTTTCAGATATAAAAGTTTCTCTAGAAAATTTAGTTTCTATTCCTGTTATTACAAGTGGTTCGACATCTATATACTGACCTATAGATACACGAACAGGTAATGGATTCATGGTTGTATTATACCCAAAGAACGTGCCTACAGCATTGATAGCCTGTACACCACCACTTACCATAGAACCAGATACATCGGCTACGGTAGATATAGCTCCAGACAATACACCACCACCTTCAGGAGATGCTGGTTTACTTACATTACTTTTAAGTTGTTCACTATCAGATGCAGTTAATTTTGAGGCTGCTGTAACGGCTGCTTCACCAGCAGCATTTATTACATTAGCAGTCGCTTGACCAAGCATATCAGCAGCCGAATCCGCATTCAATTGACGTGGATATAACATTCTATATATAATTCTCAATGATGTCTGTGCAATTTTTTCTTGTTCTGGGATATACCAAACACAGGAAACCGCAAATTGATCTAAAGTTACATTTTTGAAATCTTGCATGGTAGAACTACCAGTTGAAGTAGAATTCATTTGTGTTAATGAACTGGCTATCTCATAAGCTGTCTGTCCTGCATCAAATATTGAACTAACTGCCTTACCAGCACCAACGATATCAGCTACTTTTTTAATGCCTCCTATAGCCATGCCACCGAGTGCTGATCCTTCCCATGATCCAGTCATGTTAAACGAAAAATCTGCATTTGGTGATAAGAATCCATAAAATTTTTTTTCTGCATCAGGAGCTACGCTTTGATATATTTTATCTCTCAATTGATTTGTTCCTGTATATATACCTGTCAAGTATCGACTTCTAGCAGCACCATCTAAAGTTTCTATACGAACTATATTAGGTCTAGGAATATTATCTGATAATCCTCTAACTTTAAGATTTCTTGATGGATCTACTGTTGTTTCTTTCTCAGCCATTAGTCATTCCCCACTAAAGATGTAGCAAACTGCTTACCATTTTCTTTCATATATGCCTTCTGTTGATTAATGTAATCAGGGTTTTTCTGCATGTTAAGCATTTCGGTTGCTATTAATTTTGCTTGTATGGTCATTGCAGTTAACTGATCCATACCAGAGGAACTACCCATTGATGACATTGATGTTTGTGTATTAACTTTTGGTTGACTGCCTTGTCCCTTATCTGATGTACTTGGATTGTTTGATGTTGGAGTACTTGCTGACTTACCTGTTAATTGTGCGAATTCACTATCAACTGACGTTTCACCAGCTTGTTGTTCCTTTGCTTGCTTCAATAATTTATTTCTATCAATTTTATATTGTATATATGTAGAATTACCGACTCTATAATCAATATATTTATCTTTTAATCCAGCCAAATCATCATCACTCATATATTTCTTATATGGTGCGAAAATAGGAGCTTGATCTCTATCGAATAGTGTTTTTGCACCTTCAACTACAGTTTTATCACCTTCCTTTTTATGAATAGCAGTTACTCGATCAACCTGTCGATCTTCTAATGATTTACTAAATCCTTTACCAGATACGAATCCTCCAATACCAGCACCCACATCACCCACAGTAGTACCTTCAGTACTTTGCTCAGTCATATCATAGGTTTTCTTTAATAAATACGCACCACCAGCAGCCACAGCAATTGCAGGTAATGCAGCAGCTATAGATCCCATCATAGGAGCTAATCCACCCAACGCAGGGAGGATTTTACCCATGATTCCCATAATACCACCACCCTCATCAGCCTCACTAGCAACACCAGCTAATTTTGATTTAGTACCATTCAATTCATTTGATTTTTTCAATTCATTATATATACCACTTACATATTCACCAAAAGTAGTAGGAGTTGGAGTCTTTGATAATTTAGTATCAGCATTTAATTTACCTGATGATTTAGATTCTATTGCAGTAACCGATTTATCTAATTGAGATAATAAGGATTGTTGCGATGCAAGACTTTTACTCAACGCATTTAATGTAGTTGTTTGGGTATTGGTTTTTGTATTTTTCTCAATAGCATTCAAGGATTTTTCTAATTTATTTAAGCCAGAAATAATTGATTCAGATCCAATACCACCAATACCAGTACCTGATCCAGTACCACCTCGCGTAGACGTTGTTTTAGGAGTTTCTAAATCTGATGTAACGCTAGAAGTAACATTATCACGCATCTGATTTAGAACAAGATCCCTTTCACGTCCTTTTAATTTATAATTTTTATCTTGTTTTCCTTTCTGATATAAATACTCTTCCGATGTTAAAGATCCTAATACCTTTGCCTTCTCAGCTATCGTAGATTTTCGTTCTTCTATTGCGTTATCTAATTCTTCAATAGCCTTTTTATCTCTGTTCTTACCACGTTGTTTTTTTAATTTATCTAATTCAGCTTCTTCGGCTGATAACAACATTTTTTCTTTATTAATTTCGTTCTTAGTAATTTCTAATTGTTTTTGTCTATCTGCACTATCTTGACGACCACCAGTAACATCTTTAACCCAATCAACACCACCGGATATTTTTGATTTTATGCCTTCGCCACTACCAATACCATGAATCCAATCAGCAGCACCCTCTGCTTTTCGTTTCATATTACCCGGAATTTCTTTAATTCCTTCGAATGTTCCCGATATTCCTTTAAATAGTTTTCCAACTAGATCTTCACCTTTCATTCCGCTACTTGTTATATATGAATCCGAGCCTGATTTCTTTTTTCTATCACTATCACCAATAGAATCACCAGTTGATTTAGTTGATTTGGATGGTTTATTTAAGGTCTCATTGTTATCTTTAATTAATTTTGTTAATTGATCTAAATATTCATTAGTTTTAAATTGAGCATTTGCTGCTTTTTCTTGTGTTATCTGTTCTGGTGTTTTTACAGATGATTTCTGCATTTCACGTGTTTTTTCAAAATCTTCTTTTTGACGTAATATAATACGTGATTGGGCTTTTTCAGCCAAATCAGCATCATTTTCTGTACGAGTTTTTTTAGCTAAATCACTATTTCCATCTTTAATCCCTTCCCGAACACCAACACGAACCGAATCACCTATAGATGATACGTTTTTAGCTAGAGTTTCTAACTCTTTTTTTAACTCATTTATATCTTTATCTTCGATTGCCATATATTAACCCGTTATATATTAGTTTATAAAAGAAAAAAAGACCAAATTATTTATAATTAGGTCTTTTTTCAATTATCTAGATAGAAGCGAATTTAACAGTGATTGAGCAGTTTCTAGTTTCTGCTTTGCTTCTTTATGAACTATATCATCCAAGTATAAGAAATCAGGAACAAACATTCGATCACAATCAAGATAACTATTTGATGTATGAATCGATATCAATGCCTTAATTTCTCTAACTTGTGCATCAGTAATCAGCGGGAAGATATGTTTCATAACGAAAAGGATACCCCCTAACAGAGATAACCTCCCCACACGCAGGGCATATATGATTCACAATAGGTTCGGCTGACAATGAATACTTATTAATAAGTTTAATTAATTCATATGATTCAGATGTCTCTAGATTTCCTATTCTGATAGCTCGTTCACGTAAATCCTCAATGTCATCAATATGAGTTATTGAGGCTATTCTGAGTAAGTTTCTGTAATACTTAGAAGGTAGTGTATCTTTAGAATAATAATCTTCGTCTAATATATCATGAATTAATTTTGTATGATAGCGTCTACGAATTTCAATAGCCACTTTCTGTCCTGTAGATGCGAGAACATCCTCTGCAATACCAGTAGCTTTATAATGCTCAAATAAATCATCTGGCATGTTAGGTGCATCAAATGTGATTTGTTGAAATTTAACTGTATATGCAGGATCTTTCATCACAAACTTACATTTATCATTGGTACAGACAAAGCCATCGGCAGGATGATCACTATTAGGAAATGAAGTTGCACGTAACCAAAGAGCCAAAAATAGTTCATCGGCTACGGTAATTTCATCAGATGTGACACCTCTAATACGTCTGCTAAAAATTTCACCCAAATTAGTTATTAGATTATCATCATCCATTGTCTGAACTTGAAGAATATCTTCCATTTTAAGAGGCTGTCCAAATACTTTATTTGAGTAAAACAATCCCTTCGATGGTAAGTGAGTAATTTCTACAAAATTTTCATATGCGACTGGCTCAGTCGTTTTCACAGGAACTGGTTTATTAACAGTAAGTGGCTGAATAACTGGCTGTGCTTGTGGTTCCAGTGGTGTAACTGGCATACCGATATTGCGCATCTGATTATTAGCAGCACGTGCCTGTCTAAGCAGTGCTGCGGTTTGTGGATCTATATCACTATTAACGTTTTTGGGTGCCATGATTACACTTCCTCTAAGTATTTATCGACTACAGCAGCTCGCTGCATTAAGTCAGTTATATCACCCTCGATTGAAAATGTCTTAACTGATCCGATATCTACAGTGTTTATAAGACTGTACCAATTATCTCCGGTGTAAAAATCGCTTAAATACTGATCACGAACACCATCATTAAATTTAGATAATTCGTTCGTCTTCCATGGATATGTAATAAATACGGAATCAAACATATTTCTAGTATTTAATTCAGCAGTTGATTTACACAAAGCTAATAATTTAACACATATAGGATTTAGTTCTTTTCCCAATATATCTTTTAAATAATTAACACCGCAGTATGTAATAGCATAAAAATCAATTGGACTTCTATCAAATAATATAATTGTGGGTTCGATGACCGTTTCACGTGATTGATTGAATACCTCAGTAGAGAAATCATTCATCAATTGCATTTGAGATCTAATATATTTTTCATACATTTCATCAATTTTAGCATTACGTTCAATTGGTTTCAATGCATCGATATCACGTCCATACTTATTCATAATATCATTTGGACTCTGATATGTACGAGGGTTTTTACCGAACAAATATCTAATAATACCAGTACTTGCAATAACAGTCTGACCATTTATCTTAGGCTTAACATTACGAATTATAGTGGTCTTACCAGCACCTGACTGACCAAAAAACCCAACTAACTTTAATTTAGGATTCTTATTCATATTAATTCTCCCTTATTAGGATTCTTGTGATGTTTCTGTAGCAATATTTTTTTCAAGTTTAGCTTTAGCTTCCATAGCCATCACATTACGAGCATGCGCGATTTCTCTACCAAGCATGACCGAGAAATATGCTGATATGATCTTAGGCGATGTGATGATTCGGCTTTCTACTTTAGCACGACACTTATTATATGCTTCCGTCCAACGAACTGGAACACTATATGACTCGATTAAATGCTTAATAGTTTTTGCTGTGCTTTCTCTACCAAAAGTGATTCCACTAGCAACACCTAGATGAGAACTATCTTCATCATACTCAAGATGAGCAATACCACTAATAGGCAATGCACCAGATGCAATAGCGAACAACATATCTTCATCACCTATTGATAGTTCATACATTTGTCCTTGGAGATTATCTGGTTTTGTATGGATAACAAAATCAAATGACATATCTCTTTCCAATGCATATGTAGCTAATATATTTCTCTTATTTACGTATGGGTTAGCCCAGTGATAAATATGAGTAATCTTTTGACGCTGAATAAGACCCATGATATGTTCATTGAGTTCACCTACAGTACAAATGGTGATATTCATTTTCTTATGATTTTCAACAATAAATTCTTCGACGTTCTTAGGAATGGTAACACCCTTAATCAAAACCTTTGGCTTATCGGCTAGTTGACTTGGTGCATGCATTCGACTGAAATCTTTAAATAATGGAAAGAAGTCAGCATTTACTGATGTTGGAATTACAAAAATATCCTTTTCTGTATCAACAATGAACTTATAATATTGAATTAATTCACGCAATTCAGCCGTTGGAACTACTATACTATCAGCTAGATTCATATAGTTTTCCATTATCTGTACGCTTTGAATATCATGGGCACGACCAACAGGTGCATCCCATACCAATTCATCGATTGCATATATAATTCTAAGTCGTGCTTCTCTCTTTGTATTTAATTCTTTAATGAATTTCAATGCCGAATCTGAGTCACTACCAAATGATGCTACAGTCTCTTTCCAATTAGAATCAATATCATTAAGCATATCACGATGAATATCAGCAAGAGTTCGAGCTGCTTGATAATTACTGCAATTATCAATCCACAATACATTAACTCCAGCAAGATCATCTTTATTCATTGATGCTAGTTTAGTCGATGATGCTGTAATACATGATATATTAGCTTGTCTAGAATAAAATTCTTCGAACGTCTTAAATATGTTACTACCACGGAATAATGACAATTTAGAATCATTATCAGAAACAAACATAATATTAAATGTTGGTTTCTGTGATGCTCTTTCTCTAAGTTCATCGCTAATCGTTGGAATTACTTGTTCGTTTGTATCTGACATTATTGCCTCAAGTTTTGATTGTTTCATTATAAAGGTTTAGTTTACTCATTATAGCTGCTTTAGGATCGTTCGATAATCTCAATGAAGGAAGTATTTCTGAATTTTGATCTATATAAATTTCAGCAAGATCTAACGTTGACATTTTAATTATACGATTTGCTTCCTTTTCAGCTTCGGTTTTTTGTTCTATTTCCGCTTTACTACCATTATATGGCAGTGTTCTAATTAAAATAGGTTTTTTATTTTCTATTTTCAACCTAATTTCGAATTCTTTTTCTGATGTTATTGTTTTATTTATATATAATCTAACAAAACAATTTGTTAAATCATCTAATAAATCCATGTCATCGGTATCCCATATATCAACAAATCGAGGTGATATTTTATTCTCAATAAATTCAGTATTAAGATTTTCATCAACCAACCATATACCATGTTGCTGATTGGCATTTGCAAATGTCATTGGATATGGTGATCCAAGATATACTAATTTACTACTTGATTTTTCTGTTATTGATTTACCATGATAATGACCGCTAAATATGGTATTTGATGCATCCATGAACGTATTTGGATCTAATCCAAACGTTGACATGCTATTGCCTTCCATATTTATACCAAACATCTCGAAATGACCAAATAAAACAGTATTATTCCTATCCTTTAATGGCTTTGATGCCAATTTCTTTAAGAATTCTACTGTACTATTTTCTCGTTCATGAATTATCCAAGGAAACATATACCATGTTTTACCTAAGAAGGTTTTCATTTCCACTTCATTTCTATACACAGTTACATTAGGGATATCTTCAAATAATTCAAGAGCAGTGATATCATATGAGTTCTCATAATACATATCATGATTACCTAATATGATATGTACATCAAAGTCTTTCATTTTCGTTTGTAGTAAACGTTTCGTCAATACTAATGCTTCCACATTAATTGATTGACGAGTATCATGTAAATCCCCACTTATAAGAACTGTTTTAATATTGTTTTTGTTTAGTTCACTAACAACAAAATCAAAATAAGCCTCTTGTCCATCCTTTATATGTTTCTTTATTAAAGGATGCTCAGCTTTTCTAGCAAAATGTGGATCACCTATAAGTGCTATTCTTTCCATGAGTATAAATATACATAATTTAATTAAAATTTATATATAATTTATTCCTTATGTTCTATTACTTCACCTAATTCTTCTGGGGTTGCATCTTTAACGGCTTTGACAAATTCCAACCAACTCTTAGGAGTCATTTCCTTTGATGTTTTTTCTTCATCAGCTACCAAGGTCATGCCCTTCATTTCTTCTTCCTGACGGAATTTCATCGTCATTGTAAGCAGTTTATCTAAGCTACCAGTGACCGAATCTACTAGCTTAGCACCTGCCATCCACATACGATCATTTGGATTAACTGCCCTATCCATTTGGGTTTTATAACCATCTAATAATGATCTAGCAATGGCATACACCTCAAAGGTTTCAGTCCGAATTCTAATTTTATCTTCTTCAAGACTATCCAAATTAAATCCACTCTTAACCAAATCGGCTTTAGACATATCACCAAGAACTTCGAGTTGATTTGCTTTCTTAGTTAATTCAGTTGTTTTATTTTTTATTCCATCAGCCAGTAACGGACGTAGTGCGTCTTCTCCTTGTGCTGTTGATCCTGCTGGTAATCCTAGAAGCCGTTCAAATGCTGAATAATCTTTTTCCATTAATGATAACCCATAGTTTATTAAGTATATTTATAATATATTTGATTTATATTAAAAAAACGAGGAATATCATGGCTAGTGACGAAATACCTATATCAATTACATCTGAACATATAATAAAATTAAAAAATCACATAAATAACACATTTAATGCATTTAATGCTGATGGGGAGGTCGATCTTGATAAGTGTCAACGCAATGTTGCCTACTCATCAGGAAACATATATACAAATTATAACGGACTTCAATTTCAGGAACAACTTAAATTAAATCAGATAGCCGAAGATTTGGCTAAAATTAAAGCAATCGCATACGATGACATCAAACGAACAAAATTAGCATATGACATAGATTCAAAGGGTACTAATGTTATATTAGAAGGTCATGAAGGTGTACGTGCAAAACAACGTGAATATGATGATCAGAATGCATATGTAGAATTTCTAAAACGCACAGTAAGTCAATTACAATACTATGCCAATAGTGTTAATGTTATTTTAAAGCGTGAAGAAGTTAGAGCAAAATATGGATTGTAAAAAGAAAAAGGGTGATTAAATCACCCTTTTTTAATTAGACACCAGTTGTATATCCTTCTGGTATTTGTACCGTCCATCTATCAGCGAATAGTTTGAATTTGAAATTAACTATATCGGCTGAATTATAATTAAGACTGAATCCAGATACTTCGCTTGGATATGCATTAATAAGATTAAGTCTCATTATTACATCACCGCGCATCCAGTTATACAACTCAATCTTAACCGTGTTATTTCTAACCACAGTAGATGTTGGATTAGCTATATCTTTATGATTACCTAATCCTAGTCGAATACCAGTTTGATTCATTCTATCATTAGTGGAGCCATCAACAAGAATACCAGTATTATGACAAGCCTGTTCCCAAGCAATCATAGCTTCATACGCTCTCATATCTTCCAACAGAATCGTTTCGAATTCTTGTTCAGTAGACATATCGGTATTAACTACATGTGCCTGTTTAAATCCCATATACCAATGAAATTTATTTTCATTTTTTAGGGTAGGAATCTGACATGACTTTACATGTAATGCAAATTCATCAGTTCCGTCCTGTCCATTATTGAATTGAGCACCATTGGTAACTTGAATACCAGTGGCTGCAAAAATTTCAGATGGAATTAACATTCTCCAGCGAGTGTTTCTAACTGGATCACGTAAGTTATCAACACCACTAAGATAGAAAAGTTTGGTTTGGTTACTAAAATCAGCCATTTAATTATCCTCCCACAATGGTGTTAGTAATTTTAAGATCTGCACCCGTTCTCTGAACCGTAGTTCTAAGAGTAATGAACTCAGCAGTTTTTGTTGGTTGTAACACTACATCAACAATCAATTGATTTGTATCAATGATGTCAGGTGTATTGTTTGTTTCATCGCATATAACAACACCAGCGGTCAAACCAGCAGGGTTAGCGGATTTAATCAACTCCAACTGAGCTTGTAGATCAGCCTGAATACCAGCTCTTAATGCTGCTGTATTTAATTGGAATACCTTTGTATCCAAATAATTACCGAAACGTTTATGTATACCAGCGATTAGCATGATAACATTTAAACGATTCAATGCAGTCATTCTCTTTAACATGGTCTTTTGACCATATATGAACTGACCCTGATCATTTACACGGGTTGGGTTAATGTTTGCATCATACAAACGAGCAATATCGGAATTGATATCATCTGCATAATTATAAGTTCTGATGAATTTCTGACGTTTTGCAAGACCTGTTGGGATCTTACCAGTTGTGAAACCAGCAGGAGGCAACCAGTATACATTACTTGCTCTGTTAGCAGTAATAATAGCAGCGACTTCAATCGATTTAACAGCCTGTGCATTTAATTTTGTATAAATGGTATCAGAGAAAATGGATCTTCCATCAAATAATGAACCCCAGCGAGATAAATCACCACTAGAACCAATACCGATCATTTTCTTCAATGCTACTGTTATTTTTGGCTCATCCACACCGTCAAAGATTGCGAATAAATCCTTTCTCTTTTCACATATGCTAAGCATAGTGTCCATTACAGTGTAATTGATTTGTTCCATATTCTTAACGAAAAGATTACTAATCGCAGTACCAGCAGATATTAACATGTCAGCACTAGCCTCATCTTTATTCAAGAATAAGTTCCAAGCACTTGCTAGTATGTTAGATGAATTGTTGTTCTTAGGTAAATATGTCCAGATAGCATCATTTAAGATAGCTGGATCAGTTTCATCAAAAGCAACTTTAGTTACTGAACTTGTTATAATTCCACCAGAAATGCTATTAGCAAGTGAGAAATTTGGATTTTCAACAGCATCTTCTATAGATGCGTTGTCATTCATAACAAGTGTCCAACCATTTTCATAATCTTCTGCACTATTTTTCAAATACAAATTAGTATCGCCATAAGCGTATTCAACTAATGTACCAGCGAATTCATATAATTCACCACCAAAATAATACTTTACGAATACGTACATTTTAGCAACAACTTCACCTTCAGCAGTTAGTTGATATACACGATCTTCCGTACCATCAAAATTTATATCTTGATAATCTTCGGTAGCGAGACCTAGATTAAGGAATTGTCTTCCGATGTCAGAGTCGATTACTATATATCCATCAGTTCCTGCTATTTTATGGTCGGCATCATCCATAGATACGGTTGATGCTAAGAATGCAGTAGCTAAATCAGTAAATGTAAAGAATGATGTAGCAGTTTCTTGTACAGATATTGGAGATGTTAATCCGAACTTACCGATAACATCAATGGAAAGACTATTAGAATTTATAGTTGCTGAGACTACACCAGTAGTTAAATTCAACAATCTGTATGTAATTCCAGAGGTTGACGTTACCGATGGAGCAACCAATACACCGCTTGTATAATCTTTTAATGTGATAGTATTATTAATCAAATCAACAGTACCAACTTTATATACAGTACCAGCAGTTAATCCTGTAGGCAATGCAGTTCTCAATCCAGTATTTGCATAATAATCATCTAGTATAACTAGATCATCGACCGTGAATTTAGATGCTTGTGAAGCATTTAATGTAATGATACCAGTAGTTGCAGTGATCTCAGTTGCAGTAGCTGTTGCCTGTGAAGAATTTGCCAATCCTACATTAGCAAATGCAGATACAATAGATCGTAGAGTTGCTGTTAAGTTAATAGCAACACCATCAGTACAGCTAGTTGTCATAGACACAGCAGCACCAGTGGATGAAAGATTTAAGCTAACGCTAGTACCTACTATTGCACTAACTGTATATATAGTAGCAGCGACTAACCCAGTTGGAAGACCTAGACTACTTGTAACGTGTATTTTATCACCAACTGCATATTTAGCAGGGTCTGTTACTACGATTGCAGTCAATGCAGTGGCTACATAAGTAGTAGTGAATGTATCGTTTACGATGGTAATTGGATAATATGTATCCAATGAAGGTGTTCCGGTCAATGTAAATTCAAAGGTTGCATCCGCACCAGTTGAAGTTTCCATTGTGAACGTGTCAGTAGCATTAGCCACACCCATTAAAGTAGATGTAGATAAAGTAATACGATCATATTTTTTGGATGCTTTACCCGATGCAACTGTCTTGACAGTTAAATAATCAACACCACTGTTTACTGTATCTGAATTTGAGTAAATAGAACCAACCGTTTCGTGAGTTGTTTCGGTTGTAGCGAATGTAAACTTAACATCATCAACAATAGTTGCGATTGTATAAGTACCATTATAGTTAGCAGTACCTGCAACTATAACGCTATCACCAGCACTCAATCCATGTATACTTCCAGTAGTTACCGTAGCAGCAGTACCAGAACCTGTTATATCGATAACTGCAACGCGATCACCTGCACGTACAGCAGCGGTCGGATCACTATTCATTATAGCGAATAACATAACCTTATCTGTACCACTTCCAGCGTCAGTCATTGCATCAGCAGATAATTCAAAATCAACGTTTGTATTGTTTGCGAGAGTTTCTGTAATTGTGTTTATTTTACGAGATCCCAAACCTTGTAAACCATCTTCCGTATATCTAGTAGATGCCATGTGCTTTACATCAAACGATGTAGTAGCTGTATCAGAGAAATCGAATGCTACAGTGAATGTATCAGTTTTTAAATCTTGATTATAGTCATCATCTGCAATAGTTGTTTCGCCATATGGTCGAACATACTCAACAAATCCACCATAATTTATTACAGCACGAGCTGCATACAATCCTTGATTGAATTTCGCGTTGTTAAAGCCACTACCAAGATATGTATCCTGTTCAGCGGTGGATGTAAGATCAATTATCTTATTGAATTCACCCTTAGATGAATAACCGACAATACCAGCGGTTATATTTGGATTCGTAACCAAACTGACTTCACTTTGATCTCTCAGTCTGATTCTTACTCCCGGTGCGCCTTGTCCGTAAACTGCCATATATAACTCCTATATAAGTACTATAATTCTTTACTTATAGTTTATAAGCATGACGTTTTTTAATATTTTTTTGAAAAACTATCATACATTTACATTTGTTTATATTATGTATATAATTTTGAAAAAATTTGCTAAATTTAAATTAACCACTAAATAGGAGTTAAAAATGGCTAGATCAAGAGGATTTGAAGTTGTTAGTAAGTATTCATCTGAGGCATCTAATGTATTAATGCCACGCAGAGGTACTAAGTTTTCTGCATGCTATGATATATTTAACAATACAGGAAATGATATTGTTATAGAAGCAGGTCAGATATCAAAGGCTATTCCCACAAAAATTAAAGCATATATGCTAGAAGATGAAGTTCTTATGGCATATGTTAGATCAGGACATGGATTTAAGTATTCAGTACGATTAGCTAATTCAACAGGCATTATAGATTGTGATTATTATAAGCCTGTAGCAGTAATGAATAAAAAGGGTGAGATGGAAGAAGGCGAGATATTCGTAAAGTTACATAATCAGGGAAATGATACACTGACCATCGGAAAGGGCGAAGCAATGGCTCAGATGATGTTTCAGAAATATTTAATTGCTGATGATGATGAATCCACTGTAGGAGGAGATCGACTTGGTGGCTTCGGAAGCACAAGTAAATAATTAAAAAGGGCGGTAACGCCCTTTTATTTTTATATCATATTATAAACTAATAATAAATACTATAATTATTATGGATAAACGAGCATTTCACGTATTATTAAATGAGCTAAAAGATCAGAATCCTGATTCCTTTGATTTGCTTGAGAGTATTCAAGGAACCTTTGAAAAGGAAGTTGAAGCTATTTCCGATGGCGAAAGACGGGCATTAAAAACATTCCCAGTTCAATTCATTCCTAGAATTCCTACTGATCGTGGTGAATGGACGACAAAGTTACATATATGGGCAGAAAACGGCATTGCTGATGTATTATCAGTAAATCCATTAATGTTAGCACATAAAAATTCATATGGCGATACCGTATTGATGTGTTTGATATCAGCAGCGACAGGTACATTTACAGAAGTTGTTAATTATGATTTAATTAAAAAAATACTAAATACTGATTTTTCATATGAAGAAAAAGAATCCACACCAGATAAAGAAAAGGTAATTATAAAAAATGTAATTGACGAGACTGATATAAATGGTCAGACTATAATTGATTATTTAATTGATTTCGCATATGGCACAGGCATATTTGCTGGACAAGAAGCAGATCCAATTCTTCAACAGATATTAGTTGACTTTTCTAGCGGTATAACAGATGAGTCAAAGGAAATGGAAGTTGCCGATAAATTGGAAGAACAAGAAATGAATCAACCAGCTACAGAAGCACCTGCAATCGATAAAACTGTATTAGAAAAAATGCAGTAATTATGACTCAAATTCAATTTTAATCATTTCATTGATACGATTAATATACTCATCTCTAAGTTGAGTAGTTTCTCGTTCAATATCATCCTTTAATCCTGTTCTTAAATATTGCATATTCAATCCATCTCGGATTAATTCCTTTGCTGTATCATAAGGAACACCTAACAGAGTCATAACAGTTGTAATATCTTCATTATTTATATCTACCACATTTTGAGTCATATCCACCACATTTTGGTTCATTTAGATTTCTTTGATGCCTTTGTCGCTCTGAATTTTATATCATCTGTATCATATATACGTGTATATAATTCATTTAATTCATTCATATTAATAGTATTAAATCTTATACATGATTCAGCATCATTATGAGATAACTTATATACTTTCATTATTTTTTCAATGGTTTCTTTATGTGATTCTTGAGAACCCGCTTTAGATTTCTTCCATTTAAGATTCAATGAAGCACCATCCAGTGTTGTAAATGCCATGCATTGAATTTCATTTGGCAATGAAAAAAATTCTTTAGTATTTATTTTATCCAATATATTAATAACTGATTGTCTTGTATCCATAGACAATACCATTTGAGTCATAAATAAATTGAATTCACGCTTTTCATCCTCAGTTGGTTCAATTGAGGATCTGCGGTTATGCATGAATGCAAAATAATCAAAATTAGCCATTTATTTACCTTGCAATAACAGCATTATACTTGCAAAAAATGAGTTTAGATTAATTTCTTGATCAACTGCTGGCATTGCTGACTGTACTTGATATTTACCAAGTAATACAGAGAAGCTAAGTCTATATTTTTTATCGATGCGTTCCATTACATATGCTCCAAATGGTGCATATACAGATACAAAATCAACAACATGCAATGTTACGAATTTACGTAGATTCTCCTCATCTACCTTTAGAATATAATCCCAAATAGTATCTAGGTTTTCATATGAAATTAGCGATGGTGTCCCTGCAATCGAACCAAGATTCTCCATATAATTTACTTGGAGTTGTTGAGTAATAGATCTAATATCAGGATAATAGAATTTTATTATAGCCTTGATTGTTTCATTATCAACAGTACCACCGTTATCAAGGACTTCATTTTTAGCGATCTCTTTCATTCGACGAAATACTTGCAGTTTAATATCAGCATCATTAACATCATATGCAAATGATATTGGTGTGCATCTAGATAAGATGGCTGGTTGTATTTTATATAGATTGTTACATGTTAGTATGAATCTAAGGGTTGATGTAGTTGATTCAATCAATGGTTGTAATGCTGTGTAGAATTTAGATGGATCTTGCATCTTTGGAGTGTCGGCCTCATCCAATATAACAAAACGTGGTTTACCATCTACATTTTTTTGAGATGCATAATTTCTAATACTGTCGATGCATTCCATTGGTTTTTCGGAAATATAAAAAACTTGATAGTCGGTTTCAAATTCTTCCGCGATTGCAATTGCAGTACTTGTCTTTCCTGTTCCGGGTTTTCCCGAATGAAAGCAAAAATGAGTGAATTTATTATTTTGTAAAGCAAATTTAATCATATTGCGTAATTTCTGAGGTAGAATTACATCATCAACGCATTTCGGACTATATTTTGCTACCCATGGTAGGCTATCACTTACCTTTTGCTTAGAAGTAAGCATCATTTTATTTACTTCATCTATTCCATCACCTGAAAATATATCCATATTACTCATCATAAACCTCGTTCCTATAAATATAGCAAGTTTTTCATGTAAGTATAAACTATTTTTAATCAGGACTGAGTAATATGAATAATAAATTTGAATCTTTCTTAACTTCTATGCATGATGTAGACCCAATATTAATAGATACTATTAAAGAAGGTCTTATTATTATAGAAAGTATAAGTACGGATGATGCTAATGGTAAACCTAATGGACAAACGGTGACACACCCAAGTCCAGCAAGTGCTATAGATTACATCAAACCTAGTACAGATTATTTTCAACAAACATTACCAGATGATAAGAATAATATAGCAAATATGTCTCAAATGGGAGCCAGAATTGCACAAATGCCACCAGTTGGACGCACATCAACAGGAAAAGATGCATTAAAATCGAACGAAACCAGTAATTATAGTGCAAGTTATGGAGAAAGTTAATGAACATCACATCTGATATAAATCCATATGCATATTATTACGCGATTCAATCTAATTTTTTAAGTAATAGACCTATAAAATTACCAGAAATGAAAAAACATCTCGTTAATAAAATAACGAGATGTGAGAATTCAGCTAATGTTGATAAATATGCTTAAAGTATATCTACCATAGTATCACGTTCATCATTTTCCAATCCAACACCCCAACCTACTGCATCAAATAGTCTATCCATAGTTTGAGCAAATGTTTTTATCCATTGTTCATCCCAATTAGGAGTGAATATTTCAAATAATCTATCAGGGCATTTATCACCAACGAAAGCAACTGCGTTTATTTTATATTTGTTCTCACAAACTTTAATAAACTTTACTTTAGATGCTTCAAAAATTGGTTCTAATGTCATATTTTTCAGAACCTCGTCGTTTTCTATTAAGAAATTCCACACAGACCCTGCGCGAAGTCTCCAGTCAACTTTAGTTTTCTCCTCATCACTCCACGTGATATAGTCAGAATATTTAGGTGGATCGGATTTAACACCAGATGGAATTGATATATCGTAGTATTCACCTCTATCAATTTTCTGGAAGAACTCGATCTTTACCTTTAGATATTCATCACGAATAATTGCTTTATCCATGGTCTTAAACATCATTTTTATCAACTTCATAATTCTATCTCTAGAAAATGGTGTGGTTGAACTACGAACTATTTCAAGACCAGTGATGCCGAATTTTTCTTTAGGTAAAAACGTTTCTTTATCTAAATATTTTTCATCTTCGTTGCTTTCAATATTACAGATGTATTTCTTTTTTGCAGTAACAATAGCTTGATGAATACACTTTTCACGTTTAAGGAATAAAGTGTTTTCATAGTAATTCCAATGCTTAGCATAATCACTCATGAATTCAGCTAATTTTTCTTCCATGATACCAGCATCCATAATACGACAGAAATCAGTTAGACAGAATCTGTTATATATGACACGATATCCTTTACCGAATACGATTCCCTCGGCAAATGCTTTTTTCTTTTTCTTATCATCTGTTTCAGGATCTGTCCATGATGGACAATACTTAGTACACATCGCATTAAAATATTTCTTAGATGCTATTTCTTCAGTAGGAAGATTATATGTATTTCTTTCGACAACAGTAGTGCCATTAAATACAATAACTTCTACTTTTTTTCCAACATTTTCCATATATGGCTTATATATGTCGGTATATTTTACGAAGAAAGAGTCGGTATCGCCATGACTTACACGACGATACATAGTTAACCCTTCTTTGTTTTCATATGTTCCGGTTAATGCAGGATCTATGGGTGCTTTATAACCAAATAACGCATCAAATCTAGCATCCGAACTCATTTGAGTATCTATGTACGTACATAATTGATCAACTGTGCTAGTGATTAATGCCTGTCCGAATGCAGTAATTGATGCTGAATTATCAATATCATATAACTGGAAGTATGGATTACCCAATAAGCCATATAGAGAATTACCTAAAATTTTGTACGTTTTCTGCTTCATGTCATAGAAATCAGCTAAATGAGTATCACCAGCTTTACTAGCTTTTTTCATTAGCAATTTCAGATCTGTACGACCATCAAACAATATCTTAACAACTTGAGGCACAATACCTGTAACATCTCGTCTATAAAATACTTGTCGGGTATTATTTCCTGTCCATGGACTTCGAACAAGGGTTTTTAATATTTCCTCTGGGATTACTTCATCTATAGGATACAATACCTTTGTTTCTGGACTAATATTAGCACCCATCATAATAGAGGGATACATAGATCTATAGTCATAGGACACTAGATGTAGATAATATCCTGCTGTTGCATATACATATGCACCCGGAAACCATTCACGTGTATTTTCTTTAAGAGGAGGCATTACAAGATTACGCTTGTGTAGGAAGTTCAATATAAATCCTACAAGCATCTTCTTAGCTTCAAATATAGCAGAGAATGGAACCTTTGCTTCCGAACATGCAGTAAAGGTAGTATCGAACATTCGACAATTACCTTCAATCTTAGTCATAAGTCTAACGTCTTGAAAGTTATATAGGATAAAGTTATCCCAGTCAGTCATATAACTTAAATATCCATTAGGTAATGGTGCTTTTCGTTCACCACATTCAACAAAACCGATGGTATCTAATTTATAGTTATCGCGTTCGGAGAACGTATACTTTCTATATAGTTTTAAAAAGTCAATATTCTCAGTTCCACCAATTATAAGGGAACCATCTTGCTTGCTTATATAAGCACTTTTAAATTGTTCAGGTAATCTACTCAATAATTTAAGAGGGACTTCCAGTAATTCAGCTCGTTTCACTATATAAGGAATATCGAAAAAATCACCATTCCAATGAGTTAATATATCGACTTCATTAGTTCCAATAGCAGTGAATAATTTATGTAATAACTCTCTTTCAGTAGCACAATTAATATATTCACAGTTATGTGATTTAAGAGTTTCCGTTGTCTCAGGTTTAAGTTCTTGATTTAATCCGTATGTATAATATTTGTCATATTTAGAAAAATAAATAGTAACACAATTGATTGGGTAGGCTGCTTTAGATGCGGATGGGAATTTACCTTTAGTAGCCACCTCAATATCAAGATAACATATATTGATATCCTTTACATTAAATCTAAGGTCATCATATTCTTGATATGCTCGTTGAAGCCATCTAGTTCTAAAATCGATATCACATTCAGAAATGTGATTATGTCTTCCTATGTTGGCATTTTTTATATCCATTTCAGTACGACTATCAACTATGGCCTCATACATATCACGACCATAAATATCTTTCATACCACTAGGAGATGATCCATATTCTCCACGTATTGGGGTAAAAAATCTGTGTTTTGTTCTTACTGCTGTTCTAGTTCCATCTGTGTACCATAGGAACATTAAGTTTTTTGCTCTATCGTGGTGAATAGCTGACCACATAGACTTTTTAGTCTGTTCTTCTTGCATATATATATATTTACCTGTTTGTCTCCCGACCGGGATTACTTATAAATATAGATAAAAAAGAAAAAGTGACATAAAATATTATATCACTTTTTAAAAAATAATTTTGAAATAAATTATATATGTTTTTTAATTAATACATTGAATGCTTTAGTGAAACTTTCAACCAAAACTTTATTGTCGTCGGTTTTCATAGATTCCATAAAGGACTCAAATTTAGCGGAATTATTACATAATTTAGTTTGTTTCTTTGATACTTCTTCCCATTTCTTTTTATCATCCGCATCTTTACGCATTTGATTCATGGCTTTATCAGCTTGGGTATCAACTACTTTATCATTTTTATGTTCAGTTACAGGCAATTCTGATGCTGTATTAGCCTTTTCAAGTTCAGTGCTTACTTTTGCTGCTGTTTTTGCAGTAACAAATTCAGTTTGCTTGATTGGGGTTGCATTCATAAAAGCATTCGCGCTAGTTACACCAGCAGATGGGTTGCTTGCGCTTGCTTCCTGTATTGGTGCCTTTGGAGCACTTGGTTTTACTATTGGGTTTGCTTTTGGATCTTTCATATTTTCCTTCATTTTATTAGATACTTGCGTTCCTAAGTTGGTGTTATTGCATTCCGTCAATCCGCTAACAGCATTTTCTAAGTCAGAAAAATCAATCACATTGTTGATATCATTTCCTCTTGATAGTATTCCATTGACATCATCTACAGATTCCATAACAACATTAGACCGTTGAGTCATAACGTTATAATCCTGATCATCAGTTACAGATGCTGAAATATCTTCAATCATCTTAGTCTGTTCCATTAGCGCATTTAAACTTAGCATGTCCATAAAAGGCTCCGCTTATATTCTTTGTTTATATTAGTTTATAAAAAAGAGAAAATTATATAAACTTTACATATTGGAGATTACAAATGCCTATAAATATACCATTTCAAAACGATAGCAATACATCATCATATATTGTTAATTTAAGCAACACATCAGGAAAAACATACCGTGAATTGAAATCATTATGGGATAAGTATAATAGAGAAGTACAATATGACGTAATGTATAATCCAACTAAATATATAAATTTTGGAAAAACTGATTTATACACAGAAATCGGAAGACGATTAGAAGACTATTTAACAAATCCAAATAAAGAAGCTAAAGAAGAACTTCAAGATCAAGAGGTTGGTGAAGCTGAACAACAATTCGGTAATGAGATTGAACAAGATCTTGAAAATCCATCCGCTGATATATCACCAGAAGGCACAGAAGCACCAATTGAAGGAGATACAGGAATGGAAGAACCTTCTGCTATACCTACAGAAGAAGTTCCTCCAGAGGGCACAGAAGAGGGTCAACCAACCCCAACCGAACCAACCGAAGAAACTCCAGAATCTGCTGATGAATCTAGTCAAATACCAAGTGAGGAAGAATTTTCCGCAATGATGGATGAACTAGAATTATAATTATTTATGCTCTGAATAAGTTCGGAATTTACTGAAATCTGAATGATCATATTCCATTTGTTTTATGATCATTTTGTTTTCAAATCCAATATATACACCATCATCCGAATTGACTTTCACTTTAATTGCATCAAGTCCTGTGCGTTTCATCATTTCAGCGAATAATTGAGCATCAACTGTCATTTTTTTATCTGATAACATAGCTAAATCGGTTCTGATTGAAATAGAAAAACGATCTGTGAATTCTGTTGATATATCAGCTTCACCAGCACTCACCTTTTCAAATGTAATATTTGTTACAGGAACCTGCTGAGTTAATTTATTAATCAATTTCATTGTACTATCGATTAATTTAGCATCAATCACGAAATAATCTTCATACTTAGATGCATCAGATGAAAATACGGCTCTCACCTCGTTACCACGATATACAAATTTATATTCATCGGTATTGACGGTAACAATGTTATTCTCATATACGCTAAATTTGATATCTTTATATTCACCAGTTGACATCATCAAATTAAATATATTAAATGGTATAAATACAGATACATCGGTAGGATATACTTCATTCGCATATTCTTTTATAATCAAATTACTCTTCAAACCAGCATATACTGATTGAAATTTCAATTTACCGTTTTGAATTATCATATTTACGCCATCTACTGAATTTTCTACATTCAATTCAGATAGAATGCTCATCAATGACATCTGATTTAATTCAATTGTTGTTATTAGGGTATCAGTTGGTTCTACATCAATCAATCTTCTAGCGAATCCCTTTTCTATAATACGGAATCGAACTTCCAACTCATCAATATCCTTTGTAGGATTATACATACTATTTAATACTAATTCATTAGATTCATCATCGATCCAGAATGAAATCATTTCATCAGCACATTGATCAACAGTATTGAATAAATCGTATAGATTTACAGCAACCGATGTAGGCAACAATTCACCAGCTTCTTTATCGTATGGTTGAAATTCACACCATATTCCCGTTCCGGTACTTATTCTGATTGTAGACTCTCCGGTATCTTTCTTATAACATTCGATATATAGAGGTTCTGTATCCGCATCATGTTCTGATTGCAATCCTTTAGCCATGAATGTTAATTTATTGGTTATACCGCTGCTATATGGACTGATTACCATTACTGTTGGTTCTATATTAGACATAATTTAATTTCCTTATTATCATCTAAATATAATTAAAAAAGACAGAACTATTGAGTTCTGCCTTAAATTAAATAATTTAGTTATTAAACGTTAGGAAATTCGTTTTTGGCTGGGCCTACACCAGTTTCCATTTCAGCAGCTTTCTTTAATGTGTTCTGTACATCTTCGTCTTCTGCATTTGCTTCTGGCGTTACTTCTTCTGGAGCAGGAACTCCTTCATTACCACCCATTTGAGAAGCATTATCCATAAAATCACCAAATTCACTTGGTTGGTATTGATCAGTTGGAGCAGCACCACCCATAGGTTGCATTTCAGAATCAGGTAATTGTAATACATCCGTATCGGTAGAAGATTCATTTTGCATTTCTTTTAAATGACCTTCTAAGAATTGATTAAATTCTGTAGGTGATGGTCTTTCTTCCAGTTTTTCAGCTAGAGTTTCTAAATCACTAACTTTAAATTCACCATCGAGAGCTGGATATAATTTTAAGAATGCATCAATAATTTCGATAGCAGGTCTTGTATTTAACCCTTGCATACCATTAGATATTTGATATGAAGTTAATTTAACACCTTGAGTTGAATTATTCATTTGCTTACCTAATGCATCGCCAACTATATTAGCTAATACATCAACTACACCATTTTTTGTAGTGGAGAAATTATCTACAGCAAATTCTTTAAACGATGCATATTCATCATTATCTTCAAGTCCTACACCACCAGCATCAGTATTCACAGCATCAGGGGCTGCATCAGGAGCACCTCCACCACCAATATCACCACCCATAGAAGGAGCTGAACCACCGCCACCACCTAATGAGAAGTCTTCCGCACCAAAGGCATCTGCATTGACATCACCTGCATCACCTTCGGGTACAGCATCAGCACCTTCTGTTCCATCAACAGCAGGATCTGTTGCATCAGCAGGATCTGTAGATTCATCTGTTGGTTCTTCATCAACTGGCTTTTCGCCTTGCTCTATTAATGTGATTAAATCCATCATATGTCTAGCATCAGATTCCATAGCATATCCATTCTGTACCCAGTTTGGCGAGAATCCTGACACACTGATAGCAGGATTTGAGAACTGAGACGGTGTGCTAAATGAAGGAGATTGTTCTTTCTGTTTTGATACTAATTGATCAATCGATTTAATAATAGATGCACCAAAGTTCGTAGTATATTGTTGATCTTCTAATCCAACTTCATATACTGAATCATCCATTCCATCTACATGTATCTTTACGGTTATCTTACTATTAGCATTCGGGTATATCAATTCAACTACAGCGTCAGCATTCTTTCTCTTAATGTTGAATTTACTATGACATTTATCTAGTACGATGCTTTTTAGATCTAATCTAAATGCATTAGGAGATGCATTAGGTGTTACAGTCGCTTCGGTTAATATACGCTGGGTAATGGCTTTAACTGTGGTTGGTTGTGGTCTCCACGTAGATTCAAACTTAATCCCTTTAGCTGGATTAGATAAATCACCATTCATCTTCTTAATAACCGCCATCTGATTAATTTTATCGGGTGTTTTTTCAGTTGGTTTAGGTATAGTTTTACCTAAGTTGGCGATAACATCCTGTTTTTTAAACTTGGTGTTATCTGGGCCGTTATCAATATTAACCTTTTTTAATGCATTTAATACATCAGATCGTTTGAATTCCATTTTGTATACCTAAATATAATGATTATCAATAGTTTATATTTATGACAATATAAACATAAATCATTCTATTATATCAAAGTTACTCATTATTTGAGATGTACTTTCGGAAGATGCTACATATACATTAATAGGATCGCCATTCGGATTCTCAATTTTACCAAATGCCTTGAATGCTACTATATTACGAGATTCTAGATATCTTAGTTCGACATCAAATTCACAATCAAATGTTGACATAAAGGAGAAAAGTCTACTAGGAAACAATCTATACTTATCAATACTATCACTCTTCAAGACAGTAGAATTCAAAATCCTAGCTTTAGTAGAATCTATAGTACGTGTAACCTGCTGACGTTCAATACCTCTCATATACAATGATATATCATCAGCCACGGTCACGCCAAATATTTCACACTTTTTCATTAGCTTGATATCGTTAGTTATTCGAGCTAAATCTTCTTCATCTAATGTAAATTGAGCAACTAGACTCATTGGATCGATACTTCTATCTACAGGAACTTTTTTATCGTATTTGGCTGTAAATTTAGTTGGGTCAGCCACTACAGTTCTATATGTGGAATAATCATCACTGAAAACTAGACAATCTAAAACTCTACCTTTAGTTGATTTTTCTTGTGAAAACTTTATATCACCTGTTTTTGGATATCCTACAGCTTTAACATAATCCATGAATTCACTCATGTTGGATATACCCACCTCGCTATCTTGATATGATATATTGGATTCTGTAGTTGATATATGAACTAATGTTCCCATATCCATCAATGAGATCATATAATCATCATTCTCTTTAAAAAATAGCACCTCTCGCTTATTGGCTACTTTTAATAGATTTTTCAAAACATCTAAATATACTTGACTTATAATTATAGGATAGGACATATTTTCTCCATAGATTACTATAATATAGCAAAAAAGAGCCATCTCTGACTCTTTTTTATTGTAATTATATATTTATGAATTAGAATTGGCGTGGTTCTCTTTCTGTATTAGAAAAATTTCTATTTTGAATTTCTTCCTTTACTGTTTCAATATAACGTCTGAAAGAATTTACATCAAATGCATTAATAAATCCAGATGCACTTTGTAATATCTTATTTAACGTATCTGAATCCAAATCTTTATATATTTCAGATAGTAATTTAACGAATTCTTGTGATGACTTGATTGGTATATCTGTGCTTAATGGAGGTGGGAATTTTGATTCATTTTCGTTATATTTCATCAATTTTATGGCTTCCTGTTCATCTGCCGTAGGTTCTCCATCAATTCCTTGCATGAATCCAATAGAAGAACCTAAATCCTTTTCACCTTTATAGTTCTTATTTCTTGCGATTTCGTTGGTATTCATTTCCTTTAATTTAGTCTTAAAATATTGTTCAACTGGCTGTAAATTATCATACAATAATTTTGTGTCATATACATACTCAACTGCTTCATTGATTGGAATAGAATAATCACCGAATTTAGTCATAAATCCGACACCTTTATTAAAATCATTCAAACCAGCAGAAATTGGAGAAAATACATTATTACCGAACGAATCACACTGAGCACCAGAGGATGGTTCGAATCCTTTGGTGAGATCTAATAATTTATCGAAATTGGAACTCATACATAACCTTATTGTTTTATGATAATAGTTTATATAAATAAAAAATCCCCGGTGAAGGGGATAATTAATTTTATCGTTTTACTATACTTATTGGTAGTTTAGATTGCCATTTTGATGTAAAGTATGCATGATCTACTTGTACTTCACTACCAGAAAACACATTGGATATTTCATCGTATTGAGTTGCAATAGATCGTATGGTAGCAGTTAGTAATCCTCGCTTATGACATTCCAATGAAATATCAGCCATATAGTGATAATACCCCAATTCCATATGTTCGGACATCTCTTTAAAATCTAACTTCATGAATGTCTCGCCACGAACTGCAATAAATGGGCCATGTGCTATCAATACTCGATTACGTGGGCCTACATAATCCATGCCACTAACAAATTTCCATGAATTATTATCCATTTTTCCTTGTATGTAGCATCCATAATGCACATCATTAGTATCCAAACTAAACCATCTACCAGATGATCGAATCTGTGAATATCCATATGGAGCGACTACATGTGTATTTTCTTTACACTCTTCTAACCGACTTAATATATTTCGATCTTGTATCATGGATGAATCATTACTAATAACAATCCATTTAGGAGCTTTAGTTGGATCATTACCTCTAAATTCTTTAATCTTCTCTTGGACTCGGATTAAATGTTCAAATGCATTCTTTTTACATTGCTTATTAAATGCAGGGATTCCCATCATTATACGAGGTGCGAAATCAACACCATCCAAGTAAATCTTTGACATATGTTGATTCAAGATTACATGAATAGCTCGATCACTCGCTGGCTTACTTAAAAAATCATCACTTTGAGTAGGGAATTTACTCTGTTTTGGAGGTCTAATACCCAATTCAGTCTTTATTTTCCCAACTTCTTGGCGTTTTTTACTAGCTTTTACTTTCAATGCTTCACTTTTTGCAATATTTTGATTCTCTAATTCATTTATAACAGTATCCATCGCATCATTAATCGATATATCACCAAATGCTTCATCAATCGTTAATTCATCAGAAGCAATAGTACCATCTCCTTCAAAAAGAGTTTCTGATACATCATCGGCTTTAACTATTTTTTTGTCTTTCTTACTCATGTGGATTCCTTAGAAATATGGTACTATAACTTTTTTTACGTTTTTAGTTTTTAGTGCATTTGATAAATTTCTATTTTTTTCAAATTTCATTTTAACTCTGTTACCATACAGTAATGTGAGTTTAACAGATGCACCTTCTGCCTTTCTAATATACTTTTTTATATCATCAAAAACAATAAAACCATTTTTATCCAATCTAAATGCATCACTATACATAACGGCATTATTCACATCTTTAATTATTCTAAGTGTTCCATCAGAATTATACTTATACTCATCCGTTGGTATTATATCAGTCCATTCAAACCAGTTAAATCCAAGTTTAACGGTTTTAGGCATCTCATCTCGTCCAGCTTCATCGTTGTCCCAAATAACAGTACCATTATGTGCATTCTTCTTTAATTCTGGGTATTGCTCCAGAAACTTCATAAGATGCTGAGTTCCACCAAATGCAATTGAGTTTCGTATAAATGTAGAATCTATGGCTCCCTCAAGAAGAAAGAACGGTTCGTTTACATTTATAAAATCAATGTTATACATCTCGCGATCAGCATCAGCTAGATTCTTATATCGTAGAAATGGATTTGGGTCTAGTGATCTAGCATCGAATTGTACCCATTTACCACCATACTTATAATATGGTATTATTATCCGATTGCCATATTCATTGCCTTTAGGATATCCTTTATCATTATAAACAAGTTCACCTTTAGCATCTCTGTCGAAAAATTTATCATCTCGTATACAGACAAACCATTTTTTATATACGTCTTTTCGTATTTTTCGACTTATACAATATTTTAATGCTTCAACAGCAACTGGATTATCAGAATCGGTTATATCGATTAATTCACCATCTTTAAACTTATATAGGTTATTAGCATTGTATGTTTTTTGTACTCTTGTTTTTACAACTACTTTTTTCTTGTCTCGTTTAGAATTATCAAATGCATGAAATATCACTTTTTTCCATACATCATGATGTTCTTTTTTTAAGAAATATAGGAATGACATAGATCCACATTCATTATAACATTTGTATTTCCATGTATCACTATACACATAGCCACATTTGATGTTACGATTCTTTGTATGACCTCCACACATAGGACAATGAAAGGTATATTCAGTTCCTGTAGAATTACAGGATAATGAACAGTTACCTAATACTTCTTGAACCGCATCATGAAATACGGAATCTGGTATTCTACCTTCGTCAAATTTTGTGTGTACCATCTTTTAATGCTTGTAAAGTTTCTTCTATCATCCCTAAATATAGTAAAGAATTTCGAAAACGAGTGATATTTTTCGTTTTCCCATATCTTCTCATAGATGATGTAAACTCAAGATCAATTAATATATTAGATAATCCGTTATATCTTGTATATTCGGTATCTATTGCATTTGTTATTATTTCATTGTATTTTTTCATATAAATAAAAAAGAGAGATGTCTCCATCTCTCTTAAATATATACTTTAATCATCCATTAGAATGGAAGTTCATCATCAGCAATAGAATCTTCCATTGATGGTGCGACTGGTTCCATTGGTTCTAGTGGATTCGATTTAGGTGCTGCTGTATTCTGAACAGAGCCTCCTTGGAAGTACTCTTGAGCATTTCCAGAAGAAACATTCTTAAATGCAGTTGCACTAGATCCACTCAAAGCGACAGATGCACTAGCAGTACCACCATTAAGCAACTGAGCTGCTTCTTTGGTTTCTACTGCTGCTCTGAATTCGGAGTACTTCTGAGCTGCTTCTTCAATCGTAGGAATGTTACTTACAAATTCAGTCAAGTCATGACACTTATCAAGAATAGCCATGATTTCACCCTCAGTAGCAGCCAAATCACTATATTCCTTATCCCATTCTGAGCTATCATATGTAGGATATTTATTCTTTGGATTCTCAGTCATAACAACCAAGAAATCACGACCATGCTTTGGACTATAAGGATAGAAAATTTCTTTCTTTTTAAGGGAAACCTTATTAGGATCTGCCTTTTCTTCCTTTGTAGGTGCAAACAAAGTTTCATTCAACTTCTGAGTATGTTCCCAGAGTTTGACCTGCCCATTATTATCTTTATTCTGTATATCGTTACGTACAAGAATATTAATAACATGAGTTTCCTTTGGAAGCATGGATTTTCCCATGTCCTTTAGGTCTTCATTGTTTTGCTTCTTTCCTTCATTAAAGATTGCCCATGCTGCTTCACAAATTGGGCATACTTCTTCACTTCCAGCAGTTTTACGGCATTTAATAGTTCTAAATACCTTTGCTGAATCGGATTTAAGATAATGAGTAAGAACCTTAACACTTGGATTCAATCGATTTTTCAATCCATTAATGCCACGTGGTAACAATCGTATATACGATTGATATTCTTTCTTTTCATTTTTGATTGTTGGTTTCCAGAAGCGAGGATCTACTGGCTTCTTGCCTCCACCGTTTCCACCTTTACCTGCTGGGGTAAGGTCTGGGGCTGTTTCGTTGGTGATCGTTAGAAAATCTGACATATTGAACTCCTTGTTCCATGTTTATTTTATTTATTAATGTTCCGTATTTAGAATCAATATTCTACGTGTGAACAATAATAAATATATATTATTTGGCTCGATTTGTCAGATATTATTTTAGCAATTTATAATTATTTTGTTCTTCTATTAATAATATTTGTTCTTGCTCTATTACATCAGTTACATTTATATCAGTTTGGTAATTAGCATCACCATGGTACTTCTTTAATTCATCTGTAGCATGACTCGTAATTGAATCTACATCCGATGTAAGTAACTGCTTTGTAGCATTTGATATGATCGCCATATCGATAAATTTAGTGTCATGCGAATCATCACCGATTAAAGCAGCACCCAATCTATCCGAAAGCATTGATTGACTAGCTTCAACATCAAAGGCTTTGGATTCTTCTTTATCTACTAATTCATTTGCATCAGATCCATATATTTCTTTTTCATCGTTCATTTTAATTTGTTCCGAATTATATTCAGGAGCAGCTTCTATATAATCACGACCGATCAATGGATTTCTTTCTCGCTGATCTTGTAACCAATCAGCAAATTCTTTAGTTTTTACAGGTAAATTACTTATAGAACCACCAGCACGTTCAACAAGAGCATTATGAGATAATTCCATTGGCTCATTTAGGTGTTCTTTCATAACTTCTTGATATTTAGCGTAGGTGTCTTTCTTACTTAGAATTATTTTTCGTGTCATGTGCATTCACTATATTTGTTGAGTATTCTGTTTTTACTATATCTTTGATTCTTATGTTTAACAATGTTTCCACCATATATTCAATCTCAAAGTGTGTATGTAGTGATAACAAAATATCACGCATTCGTATACCATCGTTTTTATGATTGTTATATACTTCTAAAATTACATCATTAAATTTATCAGAAATCTTTTTAAACTTATGTTCAGGCATTGATAATGTTGCGACAACATCATCTTCTGATCGTTTTGTCATAAGGAGGGTTTCAATTTCTTTTGCTAAATTAATCATTTAGTAAACAACCTATATTATACATATATCATAATATAGGTTATTTTTTATTATAATACATCAAAATACAACATCAGATGAGTCTACATATCCATCGGGCTGATTATCGACATCAAATTCAGGAGTTTCTTTTTGCTTTGGTTCTGGTTCTTTTGTTGATTTCTTAGCCTTTGGATTTACTCTAGGACTATATCCACCTTTATCCTTCATCTGTGTTTTTGATGAGCCACCAACTTCCATACGATTTGCATTAAATTCTGGAATCGATTGTGTTTGATTCATTTGCAAATCTGTATATTTGTCAGTATCGTCATTAGTAGCAGTGGTTACTCTCATGTGGGTATAATCTACTCTAGACATTCCCGGAATACTATTCTGCCCAAATCTATTTTTTAATATCATATGAGCATACAACCCACATTGTTTTAGCAATGGATCTTGAGTAATAGTAATAACAAAATCAGCCGTATCATTCAAACCAACCGAACCAGCTACATCCTTCATACTAGCTTCTTTATTCTCATAACCTTCACGTTTCAACTGAGAAGCAGTAACAACCGCAATACATCTAGCTTTAGCTAAATCACGCAACTGTTCAGCACTTTCCTTAATCATAGTGTATAGAGTATGATCTTTAAATGAACCTTCTCTCTTAGCTGGTTTCATAATACCAATATAATCAACGACTAACAAGTCAACATCAATGCCTTTGGTTCTCTTGATTTCAATAATTTCATTTTCAAAATCATTTACAGTTGCTGTAGTTGGTAATGCTTTCACATATAATGTACCAGCACTTTCAGCACCCTCTAATTTATTTCCTATCAATAATGCCTGAATCTCTTCTGCGGTTCTACCTCTAATTGCACCAAGTTCTATATTACTTATATTAGATGCTATTCTTTCCCATATAAGCTCTTCTGCCATTTCCATTGTTATATATAGAACATTATAACCAGCCTGATATGCATAGGCTGCATCGTTACATAATAAGATAGACTTACCTACGTTAGGCATACCATAATAAACGGCTAGAGCCTTTCTATAATGCCCACCAAAGCCATTCGGAGGAGCAGTTGCCTGACGAATGAATGATAATGCTGAAGGAACTGCAACCAATGATTTATTCAATCTATCAAGTGCTACCTTTGCATCTTCAACCATATTTAAGCCAATATCTAGATTGAGAGAAAAATTAACAGCATTATGTAAATCTTTTACTAGATCACTGATATTATCTATATGCCCGTCATGCATGAATTCGGCTGCACTACTTAAAATCATTTCAGTTTTCTTCTCTTTGAAGAAACTTTCAATCATGGCAATAGTAAAATCCCTCTCCATATGAGGAATATTAACATTATTTATAAATATTATTTTAGTGCGTTCTCTACATGGGGGTAGAGAAGTTATTAATTCTTGTGGACTTGGATACTTTTTAAATTTTTTATTAAACCTAATGATGAAATCACATATTCTCTTATTATCGGGATCGTCAAATAAATCACATGACAAATGACTAACGATTCTATTCTGTATTATAGAATCATCAAAAAATTTACGTAACACTAAGTCTTCGCGTGTTAGATCTTGAACTTCTGCCATAAAAACTCCTATGCTAAATATACATAAAAAATAAAAAAGCCACGATACGAATCGTGACTTTAGTAAAAAATAATTTTATATAGAATATTTAATTATTCATCTGATGTAATTGACTTACCAGCTTTTTTTGCCTTGGTAACAACGGTATCAGCATCTTTAAGATTATCTTCTAAGATATCCAATTCTTCTTCATCTGGATTATCATCACCATAATCAAAGTCTGCTGGATTACATAGCTTGAACGTTTCTTTCACATATTCATTTATTTCATTGAATATGGTTCCAATCGTGCTTTGTTTATGTAATTCGGTTTCTTTGCAAACAATCCACTTATCAGGAGTTAGTTTTGGATCTTTGATAACATAGAATGTTGAATTACCCGCTTTTTCTGGGCCAATAACACCTTTTTTATCAAATTCTTTAGCACTCCATTTTTCGATAAGGTCAGCGTCAACAGCAAATAAATGCAATCCATACCATTTATTTAAACCCTTTTCAAAATTTAAATATACAGATGATTCAAGTCCATCACGGCATATACGACTCTTTATATTTTTCGCAGTAATGATAGTTCCCTTTCGAATCTCACCTTCTTTATACTGTTTCTTTCTCATGTGAAGAATAACAGTTGATGCATATAAGCCACCACTACCACCAGCTACCTTAGTTGGATCACCATAACCACCAATATTGGCGTAAACGTGGTTAGTAATCAACAGAGGAATTTCCAATTCACCCATTCTTACCAAAATTGATCGATATAATCTCTTCAATTCCTTTTGTGCTGTCATATCATTAACATAATTTTCTTTCTGGATGTCAGCACGACTCTTCAATGTATCCAACATACCCTGAGAGTCAAGTACGAATGCGCACTTATTCTTATTCTCAAGTGACTTACCACGGGCTTCTTCTAGCTGAGTTAAAATTGTATCAAAGTTAACCTTCAACTCTTCGACAACATCCTGTGAAATTATTTTAAATGTGCCTTCTGGTAATCCATAAGAAATCAAAGTATCATCAGTAAGAGCATTTTCGGTATCAATGTAGAAAATAAAGTATCCCATTTCAACCAATGGACGAGCAAATCCATATACAGCGAAGAAGGTTTTACCCACTGCTTGTTCACCAGCTAACATAACAGCTCTATTACCCGGAAATCCCTTGGTCATATCACCAGAAATCAATGCATTTAGCGTGTATGATCCCGTATCAATCCATGTTTTAATTTCGCGTTTCTTACCACTGTCAGCGAATCTATCACCAGTCTTTACAGTCTGGAAAAATTCGAATGATGGTAATACAGCAGGTTTCGATGTTTTTTTAGCAGCCATATAATACATTCCTTTTATTTATATAGCTATAAAATAATTTATTTGAATATCGATTACCTTATATTTATTAAGATAATAAATTAATTCCACCTCTAAGAGTACTTAATGTTTCTATATTACTAAATAATAATGGAGTTATAAAAATAGTTACTCCCTTATATTGAACTGTCTTAAAAGGCATCTGTTGATTTTTCATTGAAATTGGTTTTGTTGTAAATAAAATGAATGGATCAAATTTACCAGTTTGCGTATTTAGAGTAATTGTTCCATCAATCAATAATTCAATTATAGGAATTCCATTATTTACATCAACCACTGACATACGAGCAGAACTGGAATTTATATTTAATGAATATTTTGCATTTGTGCCTTTTACAGCATTAAATAATCCTGTTGATGGAGTTTTTATCATATATAAATAATCACGTAATTTGATATATCCAGTTAACATTGATTTATGTCCATTAAACATAAATACTGTATTAATAAATCTTTTTAATACAGGATATAACATTCTACCATTATCCATGGACATACGATGAATAAAATTATCTAAATTAGTTGTATCTGATTTAGTTGATGCATCTAATGATATGGTGGAACCATCACTAAATTTTATATTTCGACTAGCATCTAATGAAACATCACCTTCAAATTGGTTACTACCAGTTTTCATAATAAAGGTTGATCCAAATTTATTTAAATTATCAACTAATAACTGAGGATTTTCTTTATTAATCATAAAGGAATATGTCTTATTAATGATATAAGTAGATACACCCTTATATACAAATTTACTTGAATCAATTGAATGAGATGATCCTTTTGGATAATAGGATGTATTTTGCATATATTCTAGTGTCTTATAGTATTCACCATCTTTTTTTACATATCCAAGCTCAGATGCTATACTTTTTGCATCTGATATTCGATCATTTGTATATATGATCTGAGTATTACTATCAATTCGTTGAACTATCATATGTTAGATTCCCCATTTCGAGTACTTTTAAATGTTAATGATACAGTTTTTATATTACCACTAGGAACTCTAATTAATAAGACAACTTGAGCACTATTATAATCAGAATCAAATACAACAAATGACTGATCCTTTATTAGAATAATACGTGGTTCATAACGTTTTATTAACGTATCAATTTCCTTCATTACATCGGCCTCAAATGTATCATAGTCATTTATAGGACTAAATAGTCTTCCCTCTATAGTAGACCCAAATCTACTATTAAAAAATCTTTCTCCTAATCTGGTCAATAATATTGTATATAAATTCTGGATCATACTATTTTCATCAGTAACTTCACTAAATCCAGAATATGACAAATCTCTATTATAAATAGCATTGGCACTAGATCCTCTATTGAATATAGAAAGTATGGATTTAGTTGTTGTAAATGTCTGATCGTCATATAATACAGTAAAATTAACAATATTACTCAATGAACATCTTTCATATCCTGTATTAGTAGACCCAGTTTCCACTTGAACATATCCGGTTGTCGCACCTTCTGGAATCATAACTAATAGTTGTTCTCTATCTCCTGATATCACTTGAGCAATCTTATCATTAAACATAACCACGTTACTCAATGCAGTTGGATTGAATAGTCCTACCGTTGCTGTGATAGTTACTAAATCACCAGCATATCCAACATTTGGAGACACTGAGATGTATATAGGACATCCAGTTACTACATTCACGGTTCGACTTGAACTTGCTGAATTACCACAATCATCAGTTGCTGTATATGTAATAGTATAACTACCCAATGTCGTAGTATCAACTACACCAGTGGTTATTATGCTATCAGTAACGTCACCAGATACTGTATCTGATGCTGTTGCACCGAGATCGGTATATACCTCACCC